ACATTTCTTGGCTTAGGATTGATATCTCGTCATCATGGAGGCCTGACACCACGTCCGTCAAAAACGACAATGTTGTTCCAGCGTTTTCATCACCGCGGACACAAAACAACAAGACGTAACGTGGGGCATGAGAGTGGAATGCGGTTTCGGTGTGCATTTCCAAATCAACTTTGGATGACGATGAAATCTGTTCGGTCTCATTTTTCTTGATTGGGAATAGGTCTTGAACCAACCTTCCACCTTGCTCTTTGGCAAAACCAAATGGCTTACCCCAATTGCTCGCATACTTGAGGATTTCGTCGTTCAGTCGTTGGTTTTCCTCTGTTGCTGGAACAGGCAAGGCGCTGGGTGTCGGCATGGAGTTAATGAGTTTTGTGACATCAAAATCAAACACTTCCCTTGCTGAGAGAATATCCACCCCCATCACAAACCCCCATCCCTCTCAACCAGCATGGTGACATACTCGGTGATGGTCATTCCGTAGGCCTGCGACTGTTTGATGATGAGACGCTTGAGGTCGGCGTCAATCTTCATGGTCAACGTCGTTTTATCCGTTGTAGGAATCTTTGCCGGGCGCCCTGTGTTGCGTTTCATCCCACACCTCCATCCACCTCGTACGTCTCCACAAGATAGTCGGCCAAACGGTCCGAATAGATACCCATGAAGTATTCGCGGTCGCCATTGGTGGACAACGTGAAGGCAACGGGCCCCAGGACCTTGATGGTCTCCCCTAAGACGGGGTGAATCTCGGAGGTCTGGTGCGTGCCCTGGTTCATGCCTTGGGTGATTCGCTGCAATAACGCCCAGGCCTCCTGGGGGCTTGGTGGCACCTTGTCCATCTTGCTTTCCACCACCGCTCGCCGCAGCATCCCTGGGGTCGGCAATACACGACTGGCAACGGCCATCTTGGAGAACTTGGTCCGCACATCAGCAACGTCCAAGTCCTTGAGCAGATTCCACCATGCCCGCAAGATGTATTCCCGGTCGGCCTCGTAGAACGTCTGGTTGTATGTCGCAAATGCTTCGCGCACGAAGTCCTCGAGTTCAACCTTGGTCATATCAAAAATCGCCTTTTTGTTTTCTTCCCTCGGAGCGCTCGAGGAACATCTCGATGTGCGATTGGTCTCGGAAAATCAGTTCCAAGTCGTCGTAGCGCTTATTGGCCCGGTTCTTGCCCATATGGAAGTCCGACGCCGCGCAGCCATCAATTGCCTGCTTGCACATCTCCACCCCGTAGTCGGCAATGGCGGCCTTCACCTTGCGGGACCTCTCCACGTCCATCTTGGGAACCCTCGTACGACCTGGACGCATCACCGATAGCCAGTACTGATAAACCTCTTCCATCTCGCTTTCCGCCACCGTTGATGCTTTGCCTGACTGTTCAGCCTTTTGGAGTGGCGAAGCCCGCCGTTTCTTGGGCTTTTTCGGCTGGTGAGGGATTTCTTCCATGCTGAGGGTCAGTATAGTGACCAAGTTTTTCCCCTTTGTCTCGCGCGCGCACGCGTGTCGATATTCGAATACTAAACCGTTGAGGAAAGACAGTCAAGGACTCATCATTTCCATCAACGGAAATAACACAGGCTCGATTTACCAGAACAGGACAATCCCAGAGAACTTAACCCTACTTTGGAGGGGGTCCGGGGGAACCTTTGATAAACAAAAGTTCGTTCCGGGGGTCGCCGAAGAGAACTTCTGGTCTTGGACTCAGAGTTCTACAGGTGTGTGGGCGCCCCTGTTTGGTTGTACTCGACAACGTAATCGAAGGTCAGGGGCCGTGCAAGCATTCCAGACAAATTTCTTTGCGACCTCGAAAAATCCTCCCAGCGTGCTGCGCAAATCGAGAGAACTATTCGCAAATTAATTTTACTTGCACGAAGATGATGGGCTCAGTAATGTGCCCTCCAGGCCGAAGGAGTTTTCCCCCTTTCTCTCTGGAGGTCGACCGGGTTGAGCCGACCCGGGGAGGCGTTAGCAGGTGGCGCCAACCCGGGTCGCTCCCCATACCGCCGCAGCGGGGCCCCCAATCTCTCCTACAGAGAACTGCCGATACCCATTTTAGCGAACAAGTCGTCCATGGCCCGACCAACATGCAAAATCTTTGGGCTTTCCGCCACCGTTGAGTCGTAGCACGGAAGAAGGAACGTATCTGTTTCCCACATCATCCCGATGCACGCATAACCAACCAGGTCCAACACATTGTCCTCAACGGACTCGTTATTTGGTTCCCGCGAAGCGCTGATGAGATTCTCCAGGCGCGCGACCTTGTCATGAAGGCGGACCATTAATCCCTGGCGGCCGAAACGCGAAATGTTTTTGTGGCCATAATCGCGCTGCTTGCGGCAGACCACTGCGTGCACGTCCGAATACTCGAGACCGAATTTTTTCAAAAAACCGAGTTTTCTTCCCAGGGCCCTGGCTGCTGCGCCAAATTCGCGCCAACCTTCGTAGACGTCTGCAGCGTCTCCGTCGACCGGTGCCCAATATGCATCAATATGCCCTTCCAGCCGGGCCCGGACGTTGCCCAGGAGGACCTCAACCTGAAGATTGTCCGTTAGCGCGTAGTCAACTTTATAAATCTCGGAAATGGCCTGCTCAGAGGCCTGCTCCCAAAAATGCACAACATTCTCCAATCAACCGGTGCACCGAGTGTGCACGCACGGCGAAGGCTAGTCGATGCTGCGAAGAAATTCATCCGGCGTCAGTGGCGGATATAAATCGTGCTTTTCGGCGATTAAAACTGCGTAATGGGCCATTTGTTGTTCCCATGCTGCTTGTTTTTCATCATGGGAGTCGTAGCAATCATTGATTTCGTCGGCATGCTCCCGTACGTACTCGTCGGAAAAAGCCCCGATAATCACAAATGGAGAGGAGGATGGCAAAATAACCGGTCCGTCTTCGCCCAAAACTTCGCGCGCATAATGAAAACCTTTGACAACACGTTTTCCATCTGAGCCGATAAATAATAAATCTTCCGGGGCTCTGCCTGTAAATTCCATCTCATCATCAAGATTCCCTGATAGTTCATTCATCAGTGAATCAAGTGCCTCACGCAGCCTCGAGCGGTCTTTATGAGATAGACCCGCAATAAACCCAAGCACGGAATTGTCACGCATGTCCGGCGGAATCGGGACTACGCCATCTTCATCTCTGTCCAACCAGTAGATAATTTCATCGTAATCATCTTCCCAGGAACTCATGGCGCCTGCTTTCCGCCACCGTGAGGGGTAGCACATATCAAAGTTACACCACGCAAGGGGTTACGTCGATTAAGGTTCACGGCATGGACAACGGAACACGTTTCACTCAGTACATCAATGCCCTCGCCCAATTCGCCGCACGCGAAGGTCACCCCCGGGTACCGGCGAAGCACATTGAGATTCTCAACGGCTCACAAATCCAACTTGGTGCCTGGGTCTCCTATATGCGGCAGCGCCAGAAGACTGGCAAGATTGCGCCGTCGTATCTCGAGGAATTAAATAAAATCTCCGGATGGACCTGGGGCCCTCTGAAGCGCGGCCCGCGCCGCAAGGCTGAGCGCAATGCCCGCATCCTGGAAATGCGCCGCGATGGCCTGTCGATTACGCAAATTTCCGATGAATTCAATATTTCTCGGCAGCGCGTGCATCAAATCGTGAAAAGCAATGGCGCCTGAAAACAAATACTCGAACCTGCCGCCGGGCGCCGCAATGGCTTTAATCTTTTTATGGGCACTTTCGCTGCTGCTGCTGCAGTTCGCGATTTGGTTGACGTCGTCAGCGGCCGGACTGGATATCTCCTGGCTTGAGGCCGCCGGACTGTCCTTCGTTTGGCTGTTCACGCGCATGTGGCTCACGGCCCTCACGTCAAATTTCGCAAAAAGCGAATAAATCACCTTCAGGCTCCGGCCGCCAGGCTCTTCCGCCACCGTCATACGTAGCGCATACCCCCATCACGTTTGGTTAAATTTATCCAGTCACCAAATCGCGAGTTATATATTTTGAGCCCCTGGCTGAAGGGCCCCTGGGAAAAACATCAAATAAATAAAAAACCCGCCCGGCAGCCCTCGAGACCGGTCAAGGAATTCCATCGAGTGCACGGCCGCCACGTAGACGTGAACTAATGTCTTTTGCATCATGAACACGCAAATCATCCATGGAAATAGCCTGAACGAACTCCCGTACCTCGCCGACTGCAGCATCGACGCCATCGTCACCGACCCGCCGTATGAATTAGGTTTTATGGGCAAAAAGTGGGATTCTTCAGGAATCGCGTACAACGTCACCATTTGGGCCCACTGTTTACGCGTACTCAAGCCCGGCGGACATCTTGTAGCCTTCGGGGGCACCAGGACCTACCACCGGATGGCATGCGCCATCGAAGACGCCGGTTTTGAAACCCGAGACTCCCTGCACTGGATTTACGGCAGCGGCTTTCCAAAATCGCACGATATTTCAAAAGCCATCGACAAGGCGGCCGGAGCGACGCGCGAAGTCATCGGCGAAAAGAAACTCGGCGGCAATGCGGCCCAATCCACCAAAGAAAAGGGCGGCACGTACGCGTCAAACACAAACAGCGTCGGAGTTGCCGCCATTAGCGTGCCAATCACCGCTCCTTCAACGAAAGAAGCAAAACAGTGGGAAGGCTGGGGAACGGCTTTAAAACCGGCCCACGAGCCAATTGTGCTCGCCCGCAAGCCCTTCGAGGGCTCGAACGCCAACAATGTCCTGACACACGGAACCGGGGCTCTCAATATTGATGCCACCCGGGTAGGGGAGGGCGGCCAGGGTAAGTGGGCATCCCCGCGAGGCGGCATCTGGAAAACCGATTCGGAGCAAAAAGCCGAGTTGCTTTCCTCCACCGTGGGGCGATGGCCCGCCAACGTCATCATCGATGATTCCATCGAGGCGGACTGGACGCCATATTTCTACTGCGCAAAAGCGTCCAAGTCAGAAAGAAATGCCGGAATGGACGTCAAAGACGGCAACAATCATCCAACGGTCAAGCCCTTAGCCTTAATGCGTTATCTCTGCAAACTGATAACGCCGACGGCCGGGACTATCTTGGACCCGTTCGCTGGCTCCGGCTCCACATTAGTGGCAGCAACCCTAGAGGGGTTCAACAGCATCGGGATAGAGATGACTGGGGAGTACCTAGAGATAATCAACAAGCGCCTGGAGTGGGCTAGAGGGAATGTAGCCACATCGGCAGTGGAAATGTAGCCACATTCGCCGCATCCCCCAGGGGACGAACAACATCAGGGGCCCTTTCCGCCACCGTTATGCCTTGAGTCATCCTGAACACGGTTTAGATAAATCTAACTGAGATGAGGCTGACCTCAAAATTGTGTACAGGGCTGCCCCCCTCGAAAGTCTTTCGCGAAAAAGTCCCGCTGTTTCTCTTACGGGGTCGGTGAGGCGAACATTTGTTCGTCGTACACCTGTTCGCACCGAACATCTGTTCGGAAAACATTCGTTCGATGTGGATAACCCTGTTGATAAGTTGATAATCAATACTCGGGACTGCCGAAATCACCTATGGACTTGTGGATAACCGCTTTCATTCTGTTGATAACTTGTTACTTTATCCACAATCTGTGAATAAACCTGTTGATAAGTTATCCACAACCTGTTGATAAATCTGTTGATAACACCTTGTCTATCTTCGTTAGATAAAAGTTATCCACAACCTGAACTATTGTTCTACAGTAATAGTAGTTATTACACTTCGTTATTCACAAGTTGTCCACAAGTTATTCACAAGTTATCCACAACTGCGTATGCCGTATGGTCATACATTGTTCCGTATGTTTACGCATACATAACCACATACATACTTACAGTGACGCTTGTATTACACAGTCATACATAGTGATACAAGTGGACACATTGTGTCTCATTGTCTCGCCAACACGATTGCCGTCTACCCGAACTCGTAATGAGTCACATCTTTATCGTGTGAGCAATCACTCTTAGTCACGTCGTTGAGGTAGGTAATGAGAGTCGTCGTCGTTGTTGCTTTAGTCGCAAGCCTCACGGGTATCTTACGGGTACTACATACATACCCCTCTCCCTACTTGCCTACATACCCCACCTACATACCTACCCCACCCCGTACTCATCTCTCACTCACTACATAGTCGTCGCACAAGTGCCACGGGTTGCTTACGGGTACTACACACATACCACTATCCCATTATCGTCATACGCATACATAGACGCATACATAGACGCATACATAGACGCATACAAACAATCATCACTTACTCACTCACCCATCACCTACTCACTCACCTACTCACTTACTCATCACTCTCACCCATCACCTACTCACTCACCTACTCACTTACTCATCACTCTCATCACTCACCTACTCACTTACCTACTCATCTCTCACTCACCTACTCACTCACCTACTCACCCATCACCTACTCACTCACCTACTCACCTACTCACTCACCTACTCACCTACTCTCATCTCTCACTCACCTACTCACTCACCTACTCACTCATCACTCTCATCTCTCACTCGCCCCCTCGCTTTACCCCATACATAGAGAGAGGGAGTGGCATACCCTCATCAGGTACACCACTCCCCTTAGGTGACGACCACTCACTACTGAATGACCAACACCACTTGTGAGTAGTCGTCAGACTTACTTGGAGAGGTACTTACTCTCCACATCTTTCCAGCGACTCGGTTTCCGAACCTTCATTCGTTCCCCATTCGCCAATGCCGTGAGGTACATACTCGCCGTCTTAGTGTCAGGTACGACGACAATGTTGTGCCGTTCGCAATACTCCACACACTTGAGAGTGAGGGCATCGTGGAAACGGTCATACATACCCGATACACCCATGTCGCTCACCCACACGATAGGAGTAGACGAACGCTGGCGATGAGCCACAGCCCACTCCAACGCAGGAAGGTCTACTCCATTGCCACTGCCACTACTGAATGGCATCTCATCGCAGATACGCCCCTTGTTGGCAAGCACCCACGCATTAGGGCGAATAGCCTCGCCGTTCTCATCTTTCTCCCACTCAAAGCAAGTGTAGGTGAGAACCGTACACCCTGGGGCAGACAAGACCACTTCACGAATTTGCTCCCGTGAGAGAGACATAGAGCCACTAGCGTCAATGACGACGACTCCACCCTTACCCCGTACCACTCGGTCAAACACACGCTTCTGAGGGTCGGTGAGCAAACGATGAAGGCGACGAGGGTTCTTGCCCACTTGTGAGGCAACACGCTTCTTGCCGATGGCTCCACCCAACACTTCGGGGAGTGGTAGGCGTTCTACTTTCAGCGACATCCACGATGGAGGTGCGTCAGGGAGAATGGCAGAGTCACGAACCTTCTTGGAGGCTTCGCCAGTATCAACATCGCCCAACTTCGGTCGCCCACGCTTCTTGGGAGACATCTCGCCCTTGTCCGTGTCGTCACTGCCAGCATCGCCCTTGTCGTCACCGCCAGCATCGCCCTTGTCGTCAGACGACTTGTCGTCAGGTGCTTCGCCAGCCATACGGTCTGCCCACTCCGCAATGCGTTCGGTCGTACAGAACCCGATGGGGAGTCCGTTCAGCCCGACATCGGTGGAGGCGAGTCTCTCCTTACCCGTACGCTTCATCTCCTTCATCGCCTTCTTAGCGATGTCGTTCAGAACATTGCCCCACACTCGGTTATGACGGCGAACGCCCGTGAGAAACTTCTTGAGTCCACCCGTTCCAGCGAGTGCCATAGTCATCATCACGAGTCCACGCCATTCGCCCATCTTGGCAAGTTGTTCGCCCGACTGGGTTTCCGAACCGTCTACGATGAGGTTCATGTCGTACCCCAGCGTGGAGGCGAGGTAGTTCACTCGCATCTCCTCTACTGCTCGCATGGCATCATCGCTCGCAATGCCACGAGCAACCCACGGTCGCAAGTCTCTTGGCGACACCTTGGCATGGACAAGTTCGTGAACACGCACAATCTCGGAGAGTTCGTCGTTGCCCATAGGGACACGCATGAACCTGTCCTCAACAGAGGTCACGGGTACTCCACGGACAGGGGCGCACTCATTCACTCGCCATTCGCCCGTGCGAGGGGCAATGTCTCCACGCCCCAACGCCTCGGGCAAGGGGCGAATGCCCGTAGTCATCGTGTCGGTCACAGCGAACTCCCCGACAACGAGTCAATACGCATCGCTTCCAGTATCGCCGTCGCACGGTCACCGAACACAATGTCGGCGGCTTCCTCAATGGGGAGCGACGAGCGCAACTTGTCAAAGGCGTAGAACGCACGGAGCGACAGTCGCTCACGCCCAGCGTCGGCAAGACGCACGGCAATCCCACGCAAGTCTTGTGAGAGGCGAGCGAGAGCGTCGGGATGCGGTTGGTCAATGCGAATCCGAACAGGGAAACGGTCGGTGAGTGCCGTGGGCAACTCCCTCATGTTCTCAATGTTGGTCGTCATTACGACCGAAAAGCCCTCACGAGGGCGGTGGACACGACCCGTTTCGGGGTTCTCCCACGACGCAGACTCAGGAGAGTCCATGAAGGCGAGCAGGGTAGCGAGAACATCGCCCCCAGCCTTGTCCACTTCGTCGGCAACGAGGCGACCGCCCACGATGCCGTCGCCGTCCCACGCCTTGAGCGCAGAACCAGCGACCCACGAGAACGAGCCACTTCGGTCGGGCATGAACGCACCGCACACATCGGCGTTAGTCATGTCCTCCGTACAAACGAGGCGGTGTGCGCCTCCACGGGTGAAGCCGTAGGACAGTCCGGCGTAGGTCTTGCCAGTGCCGGAAGGTCCGAACAGAATGATGCGGTCAATGCCAGCGTTGAGAGCCTTAGCGACTTTCTGCCAGCAGGGGGGAAGTTTGGTGATGTCGGTTGTGATGGTCATACCCCTACTGTCGCAACCCTCGCCGTAAGGATTTGCGACCCTCACGCAGGGGTTATTCGGCTTGCTCCCGACGCAGGCGGTCGTTACGACACTCGTACAAGCCCTTCTTTACCTTGCGGAAGTACGGACTGCCCTCAATGAACTTGAGAACGGTGGGGTACGAGAATCCCGACTGCTCAACTAACTGGTCGGTCGTGAACTGCTCGGAGTCGTGGTCGCTCGCCCACTGCTCAAACGCCTTGTATTGGTCGGCACGGCTCACTTTCGGCTCAACGGTCGTCACCCCATCGCCCCCACACTCGGCAAGAACAGCCTCGGCAATGGAGGGGGGAATCATGTATTGGGACAGCACTTGGCGAGTGATGGAACCGCCGTACTTCTGAATGACGTAGAACGCCCTCATGCGCTCGGAGTTCTCACGGACTTCCTCGGAGGGCGCACGGAATACGCTCCCGTACTCCTTCTCCAACAGGGCAACGCCCTCCTTGTAACGGCGTACCGCCTCTTGCTCAGTCAATGGTTGGGTCATGTCGGTCATCATAGAATCACACTGCCCCAATGACCACCGTAAGGATTTCCCAGCCCTCATCGCGGGGCTTTTCCGCTGTTCACGACCCATAAATCCTTATCCCGTGTCGGGGGACAGAGGGAGTATGACCGACTTACTACAACGCACAAGCAACGCCCTCGCTGACGGCAAAGTCATCGGCGACGGGCATACCATCTTCCTTCCCGAGTTCTACGCCCCCCACTTCACCGAGGATGAACTCCGCAAGGCACGACTCATTCAGACGCTGGAATCCGACTATTCCAACCCGAAGTCCACCATCTTTGATGCCAACGGCAACCCCGTGGACAAGATGGAGGGTGTCTACAACCTGTCGTTCCTCTACTGGCTCTGCGGTGCGTTGGGCATTGACTCCAACAACGACTACAACGGTCGTGGCTCGCAGGCATCAGAACTGGTGCGTCGCATCCGTCAGCAAATCCTTACGACCTACAAGGAGACAGAGGGAGCATGAACGAACAGATGAAGCAGGCGATTCTCGCTTGGGCGCAACAACAACTGGACACCATGCCCAAATCCGAATACGGGGGCGACTGGTGGGGTGCGTACAACGACGACTGGGATGTGAACATCTGGGACTCCTACGAACTTGGGAGCGGGCAATACGACCAGCCAACCCGTGTGACCGCCTACCCGATGACCATTGACGGTCGTACGGCGTATGGCGAGTTCGTCACCATCGGCTTCATTCAGGAGCCTGCCGAGTGGCACTACGACGAGTCGTGTGGTGAGTGCGGTGAGCCGATGCGTGGCAAGGGCGACGGTTCTCGCCCGACACGCTATGCCGACGGGTACGCCCACGGGTGGTGTGTCCGTGATGCCGAAATCCTTACGGCACGATTGGCGACAGAAGCCTTATGACTACGAACTACAACTGCGTCTATTGCGGAGAGTCCACCGAGTTCGGTGCGACCCGTGCGGACGGCTCACTCATCGGCAAGTTCATCAACCGCATCCCCGTGGATGACGGCTGGGGCTGTGCCGAGTGTTCGGGCTTTGAGTGCGACGAGTGCGAGAAGCAGATTTACCTTGACCACGAAACCCGAGTGGAGTTTGAGGACGAGGACGGCAACTACCACTACGGCAACTACCACACCGAGTGTTACGACGAAAGCAAGCACGGAATCGCCAACTACGGCGAGAACATTGAGGAGACAGTATGAAACCGAAGAAGTACACCCTGACGATGAACTTTGAGACACTGGAGGACGCTGTGGCTTTCTCCGAAGCGATTATGCCCACGGGCGTTGCCCTGTATCACGCCGATGTGCTGGACAGGGAGTTCGGTGGACATAGCGTCCCTTTGGGAAGCCTCGTTCTCCGTGCGATTGGACACAAGCCCGACGACATGATGGTGAGCCTCTGATGACCGAAATACACCGAGGGAATGATGCGATTGTCATCGTTCACAAGGACGACTGTCGCAAGGACAGCCCGTACCTAATGTCCATCTGTGTTGCTGACGATGAAATCTTTGCGATTGAGTTCATTCGTGAGCCTGATGGGTCGCTCTACTACCGAGTTGCGGAATCGGCGAACCCCGAGTTCGTCATTGAGGGTCATTACCCTGAATACTTTGAGGGGGACTGATGACCACCTACAACCACGCTTACTCGCTGGGTGTCGCTGTGGCTGGCTCCGAGTATGAGGATGCCGACGATTGCCTCAGGAACGAGCCAATGCTCGTCATCAAGGCGTTGCTCTTGCGTATTGCCCAAATGACCACGAACCATCAAGAGATGTTGGAAGCCCTAGAAGGCTTTGACACCTTTGAGGAGGATAAGTGAGTTACAACATCAACCTCGCCTCGTACCCACGGGAGCGTCGCATTCAGATTTTGGAGATGCTGGACACGCACGAGCGACAGGTTCTCACGCTCCGATACGGAGTGGACAACGGATTCATCGCACGAACCCTCAGTGAGGTCGCCGAGATTCTTGGCAACGGGGAAACCCGTGAAAGCGTCCGTCGCACCGAGGCACGAGCCATTCAGAGCCTCGTCCAACGGGGGGCGTTTGACGCACAGACGGAGGACGCATGAACCGCACGGAACTCTACGCACTGCTCCCCGACCCCGACGCTTGGGGATGGAATACATACCGAGCCTTCCACAACCTATTCGTAGATGCCATAAACGAATGGACGGACGGAAGCCCTGACGAGGACATCACGCTGTTTGCGACGACGCTCTTAGAGGACATCAGGGAGATGACGCAACGACTCACCGACATCATCACGACAGGAGCCATGAGTGAAGCCGATTGACTTTGACTGCGGTATCAGCGAACCATTGGACATCGTTGTTACGGTCATTGACGACAAGTACGACCTCAAGCAGAATGTCTGTATCGTCCACCTCACAAACGAGGGGCTACTGATGGACTTCTACACCGATGGGGAACTCGTGCGAACCACAGGACGTACATGGCAGGAGTGGTTTGACTCATGCCCCACAGCCGACCCTAGTCTGTGACTCTCGTCACACTAGGTTGTCGGATGAAGTAATTTCCGCTTACATCACGCATTGGATACACATGAATAACGAACAAGACGCAACACACGCAACAGAGGTCATCCGCACATCGGACGGCTCTTTGGATGTGGACGCATACAAGAACAAAGATGGGATTATCTGCCTAGATGGGCTAGATGTCGCCGTCACCATAGTCTCAGCCCGTTTGGCTTACGGGCGACTGGACTTCAGCATCACGCCGAAGTTCGGAGAGGGGAAGAAGTGGGTGTCATCCTCACGGGTGAAGTTCACCGACCGAATCCAGCCATCGCTGTCACAAGCGAGGAAGTCCCGAGAGCAAGTAGTAGACGCACCGTCTTTCAGGGATGAGGTAGCCAAACGAAAGGCACTTCATCTGGAGAACGACGCAGAACGAAAGTTCTCGGAAGTCAAGTCCAAATTGGACATTTTACTCACCAAGAAAGAAAGAGGAATCAAGTGAATAAGCGTATTGTGTTTGAGAATCCGACACCTGCGACTCGTGGACGCAACGGCGGGGCTGTTCAGTCCTTCATCGCCCGTCTGTCCGAAACCCCCGACAAGTGGGCGGTCTACACCCGTGAGGCGAAGTACATCTCGTACTACTACTCCATCGCCTCCAAGCGGAATGACCTCCGTGTGTCGGTTCGTCAGAACAAGGACGGCGAGACTTTCACCGTCTACTTCATGGTGCTGACCGAGGCTGGCATCAAGAGCCGTGTTGCCGAGAAGGCACAGCGAGCCACGAAGCGAGCCAAGAAGGCGACTGCCCCCAAGAAGGCGACCACCGCCAAGAAGCCCAAGGCGAAGGTCTGATTCATACGCTCTGTGGGGTGGGGGTTCGCTCCCACCCCAGCGTGTGATTCGCAAATCCTTATCGGATACTGGGGGACAGTAGAAGTATGCCTAACTGGTGCTACAACTCAACAACTTTCCACGGCGACAACGAGACTCTGACGAAACTCGTGGAAGCCATCACAACGACCAACGAGGACGGCAAGGTTCGTCACGACCTGACGCTCTTGTTCCCGACCCCAACGGAACTCCAAATTCCGTCCGTGTTCTTCCGTACCGACAGCGACGACCCTGAGCATCAGGAGTTGCTGAAAAAGTACGAAGCGAACAAGGCGAAGTACGGACACCAAGACTGGTACGACTGGAACATCGCCAACTGGGGAACGAAGTGGTCACCCGACTTGGAGGAATCCGAGGTGGAGATTGACGGGGATGTCCTTTCCCTGTCCTACGACACCGCTTGGTCGCCCCCCACGGGTCTGTTGCGGAAAATCAGCGAAATCTTCCCGACACTCCTTATCACCAACTCCTTTGACGAAGAAGGAATGGGATTTTGGGGTTGCGAGGCGTTTCAGGCAGGCAAGGAGATTGCCTCTCACGGAATGTCTGACGGAGAGATGCCCGAAGTCTTTGCCGAGCGACGCAAGGACATTGAGGAACGCTGGAACTCCGACGATGACGATGTGAAGTGGGAGGCACACGAAGAACTCATGGACATAAATCAGGAGATGAAGGAATTTTGCGAGGACACGGTGTACCGCCTCCTGCGTTCGGGTGGTTTCCTACCCGTTGGGGTGGAATGAGCCTCTAATCAGGCTTCTTCCGCCACCGTGGCTTCTTCCGCCTTCTTCTTCTTCTTGGGCTTGGCTTCCTCGGCTGATTCCTCGGCTGGGGCTTCCTCGGCTGGGGCAGAGGCTTCTTGAGCAGGGGTTTCCTCGGCTACGGGTGCTTCAGCGACCGAATGACCGCAGTTCTCGTCGTGTACATGGGCGAGAGCCTTCTTGGCGGCTCGCTCCTCGGGGGTTAGTTTCCTCATCGCATTCTCCTTGCGTCCTGTAGGGGTAAATCATACCAAACGGGGCTCCAGACTCGGCGACGCACACTTTGGCGGTCATTGTTCGTTGATTGGGTATGCCGAGACACGCAAATCCTTACGACAGACACGGAGACAGTGGAGACATGACCGATTCATCAAGCAACCCCAACTGGCGAGTTATTGCTGACGCAATGAAGTCCTTTGTTGGCAAGCAGGAGTGCCAATGCTCATCAACGCCCGAATACGCCGAATGGGAAACCAAGATGGCTCCCATCATGGAGCGTAAGACCCCTGCGGAGCGAATGCTGTACCTCATCTTTGAGGCTCCCGAGTTTGAGAACAACGGCATTGCCGAGGAGTGCGAGCGTTGTCGCTTGCTTGACCAGTATTGGAGCCTCGCCGACAATGAGGACATTCTGACCGAAATCCTTACGGACGACATTGGGACAGGACAGGCATGACCCGTAACACGAAGTTCTCCGAGATGTTGTCCGAGCGGAATCCTGCTTGGAACGAGAGAATGCGAATCTCTTGTGAGTACAACTACAACAACAGCACCAATCCTCTGCCCGAGAAGTTTCGTGGCAAGTCCCCCAACATGGTGAACACGGTTCTCCACTTGGGGTGGAACGAGGACGACACGCTCGCCTTGCTCAACTTTGCCGACTCCACGGGTGACCATCCCGATTGGTCGGAGTACGACTGGGACAGGCTGTTGTTCCACTTTCAGCAGATTGAGCCACTCGCTCTTGACTTGGAGGACGAGTGACCTGCGACCTGTGTGGGTGCGATACCCACGACGACACCAGCACCCTGTTTGATGTGTTCACGCTTTCGGGCGTGACGCAGGAGCGTCGGTGCTTTGACTGCGACCCTCCCGAAGGAGATTTCTGATGGGTGCTGACCTAATCGTCGCCATGATTCCGATGCGTAAGACGCAGGACGAAGCGATTGCCAAACTGAAGTCGCTCACGCAAGAAGATGTGCTTCACACTATGTACAACTACTGTGCGATGGAGTTCGGCAACGAATCTGACGAAGATGAATACGCCGAAGCGATTGAGTGGCTCACGGGCAAGGTTGCCGAGGTCTACGGGTACTACGAGCGTGGCTCCCGTGAAACCGATGTACGCACCATTGACGGGACTGATTGGCTCATCACGGGCGGTATGTCGTGGGGCGACGACCCTACGGATGCGTTTGAGCCGATAAATGTTGTATCCATCTTCCGACTTACCTACGACGAAATCCTTACGACGGACACGGGGACAGTGAAACCATGAAACTGATTGTTCACGCTGGAACTGGCACGATTATCCCTGCCGATGAGTGCCTTATCGTTACCCTCCCTGACGAGGACTTGGAGGACGCTGGCACGGGAACCCACTTGGACGACCACGAAATCGTGGAGCGAGCCGAGGACAACGGGTTGCCCGTCAGCGAACTGCTGTCCCCGAACATCATGGCATTCTCGCCTCTCGCCCTGCGTGAGGAGGCACGGGAACTGCTGGGTGGTATGGGCTACTACGAACCCGAGGACACCAGCGAGGAAGCAGAAGCCGTCCGTTGGTGTGCCTACATCGCCACCGACGACGAACTCAATGAAGTCGGAGCATGGATTCTGAACGACGACGACCTGTGGGCAACCTACCGAGTCTCTCTGACCGATGGACTCAAATGGGGACACGAGCAACACAAGGAGCAAGACAATGGGTGACCGTGGAAACATTGGCATTCGCCAACCGCATGAGGAAGTGAGTATCTACCTCTACACGCACTGGGGCGGTAGCGAAGTGTGCCATGTCCTCGCAGAGGGACTGCGTAAGTGTGCTGAGGAGCGACGCTTGGACGACCCCTCCTATGCGACACGAATCATCTTTGACACCCTCACGGGCTTGACGGGTGGCTCTACGGGCTACGGCATCTCCGTTGGCTCACCGTGCGATAACGAGCATGAGATTCCCTATGTCGTATGGGATGGATTCGGAGCCATGCCCAAGATTCACTACGGGTGCGGAGAGTTCACGCCCGAGGGGTGGATGGAGGCTCACGGGGTCAAAATCCTTACCGACACTGTGGCGACAGAGGAACTATGAAAGTTCACGAACTCATCACACGGCTGACCGCCGAACTGAACCCCGACGAGGAAATCATCGCCCTCATCTACCACAAGGCGATGTTCACTGGCGGTGGACTGGAAATCACTGACGATGCGTGGTTCGCTGTTGCCGACAACTTCTACAAGCACTACGACGACACCGACATTTACACGGCTATTTCGTCGGCGTGTATTGAGGAGGTAGAGGGAGAATGAGCGAGGAACTCAATGTTCGCCACATCGTCATCTACTACGACGCAGACATGAAGGAAGCAGACGGTCTTGGTTGGTGCGTAGAACTCCAACCGTCCTCCACGACCAATCGGTTTGCGACGCTTGCTGACGCACAACTGTTCATCACGGACAACTCTTGGTACTTCTTGCCGAGCATCTACAAGGAGAAGGTATGACTATCCGAGTCTTTGAGTCCGACCCGACCTACGACGAGTGGTGCGAAGCGAACGGACTTGACCCCGACGACGACGAAACCTACAACGCTTATTGCGAATGGAGAAGCAACAGCCGATGAGCCTGCCTGAACGAGTCAATGCGATGCGAGTCATTTCGTATGATGTGGCGACCATCGTGGAACAAATCAAAGCCGACCGAGAGTCCGAGGTCATCTACGACCGCAACGGGGCTCGCCCGCTGGCATCCGATGAACCCATCACCCTTGCCGATGTGATGGACAGGATTGAGAACTACTGCTACGACGACTTTGCGGAAGTAACGCACTTGCGTGACCTCATCTTCCAAGACGAGAACGGCAACGAAATCACCGACTACGAGGAGGACGAGTGAACACCCAATACGCACATCTCCGAGCCTTGATTGGCAAGCGAGTCCAACTCCAGTACACCAACGACCCCTACACGAAACTGCGTCAGGGCGACGAGGGAGTCATTGACTTTGTGGACGACACGGGAACTGTGTCCGTGAAGTGGGACAGCGGTTCCTCTTTAGGGCTAAATGCCGAGTTTGGCGACCGCTGGGTCGTCCTTGACTGAGGCTTTCCACCACCGTAATACCTAGCCTGAATAATCCCTGCTCACGGGACTATTCCGCAACAGAATCACATTCCGCACACAACCGTTCGTTACATAGAAAGGACAACATCACGCCGAGGACGCAAATCCTTACGGGTGAATAGGAGACAGTAGAGACATGGAAACCATCATCACCCCCACCCCCACCACCGAAACCCCCTCTGAGCAGGCTGGACGCACCTTCATCCGTGCGAAGCAGGCAAAGACCGACGCTGGCAAGGCATACGACTCTGCTCGCCAGACCGTCATTGACGCTTTCGCCTTTGACGGCGTGGAAGTCGTGTTCGTGGACGACCACAAAGTTGAGTGCGTCGCCGTCACGAACCGTGACTTTGACTTGGAGAAGTTGGAGGCACTCATCCCTGCGAGCGTCCTGCGTCAGGTCGTCAAGATGACCGTGGACAAGGATGCCTTTGACAAGGCTGTCAAGGACGGACTCATCCCCTCCACCGTGGAGCAGGAAGTCGTCACCATCAAGCCGGTCGTGCGAGTGGACTGCCGTAAGGGAGTCGCTAAGACGATTGAGGAGTTGGTGAAGTGACCGACTCCTACTACGACAGTCTCCTCATGGAGACAGAGGACTTTCTCGCCCCCGAGGTCGCCAAGCGACTAGAGAAAGACCTCCTCGTAAAGGCAGGGACGCTGGATGCGTCAGGAGCAAGGGCGTTGGTGGACTTCTACTACCGCCTACAGAAGATGCGAGTCGGTATGGGCAATCAGAAAGCCTCGCTCACCGCCGATGACAACACCATCATTGACCACTTCCATGTTCAGATGGCTGTGTTGGAGGAATCTGTCAAGCCTGCTCTAAAGAAGTTTGCCGAAGCACACACCGCTGGGCGTTGGGCAATGGAGCAGTACGGCATTGGTCATGTCATCAGTGCGGGGCTACTCGCCCACATTGACATCTCACGGGTGGAAACGGTCGGACAAATTTGGCGATACGCCGGTCTAGACCCGAATACCAAGTGGGACAAGGGCGAGAAGCGACCGTGGAATGCCGAACTCAAACTTCTGTGCTACAAGATTGGCGACTCGTTTATGAAGTTCCACAAGCGAGATGACTGCTTCTACGGCAAGTTGTACGCCCAAGACAAGGCTCGTCGCCTCGCCAAGAACGAGGCTGGGGACTACGCCGACCTCGCCAAAGAAACCCTGAACTCCAAGAACATCCGAGACAAGGACTTGCGAGCGACGCTGGAACGGGGAATGTTGCCAGCGGGACGGATAGAACTACAAGCCCGTCGCTATGCCACCAAGATTTTCCTGTCGCATTGGTTTGAGGTGGCTTACTTTGCCCACAACGGCAAGTTGCCCCCGAAGCCGTGGGTACTGGAACACGGTGGACACGCCCATTACATTCCGATTCCGCACATCCCCGAGGCACACGCCAAAGCGGTTGAGGACGCAAAGCCCAAGTTGTAAGCCAGTGTCGTTGAGAGAACCGAAAATGATGAGTGAGTCATTTTGTGGGAGAGAACCGAGAAAGGAGAACGCATGAAAGCGTTGATTGCCTTCATAGCCAGCATCACCCTCATTGGGTGCGTTAGCGAGACCGCAAGCCCCGACACCTTGTCGCCGTTACCGACGACGGGTGTACCAAGCCCAAGTGACGAACAAGCAGACTTTGGGAAATACTTTGTGTTCATTCACGAACGGGTGTCTGTCCCAGCAATGATTACCCACAACACGCTCTTGGAGCATTCAGAAACGTGGTGTGACTTCATGGAACGGGGCATGGGCAAGACCAATGTGGTTGCGTGGATTACGGAGATGGCGAGCGACCAAGCCGAGATGGACTTGTGGCTGGCATCTGCCGAGGCATCAGCGTATTACATCTGTCCGAAACAGGCGTACAAGTGGAATCCCTAGCCCAAATCCTTACACGACACCCCGAGACAGAAGCGGTATGAGCATCATCACCATTCATCCTGACGGAACAGACATTGTGTGCGAGTGCGGAAACGACACTCGCTCTGACGGCTTCTTCCCCTGCGATAGCGAGGGGAACGAGATGGAGCCGACGCTGGACTCCGACTGGGACGGGCTGTATCTCTGCCCTCCCTGCGGACAACTTCATCGCTTTGAGGAGGCGAAGTGACCATCAACGGCATTATGGCATCGCACGGCATCACGCCCGACACCGACATCACGGTATTGGAGAACTCCGTACTGCTGTTCCAAGCGTGGCAGAGTTTCACCAATGCCCGAACGAGCCATTGGCTTGTGACGAAAGAGTGGCTCCCCTCGTACTTTGAGAAGGAAGCCGAGAAGTTCTTTGGCGGTCGCTACTCCGAGGACGAGGTTCACGAATGCTGGTTGCGAGCCGACGAACATCTGAATCCCAACTGGGAGGAAGAAGCAAACCGCGAGTATGAGGCACTATCCGACGAGGGCAAGGCAGAGATGATTGCCTTACAGGATGACCTATTTAGTTTCATCTCCGAGCGGATGGGACAACGAGAGCGTGAGGACGCAATCCTCGCTGAACTAGCAAAGGAGTTGGAGTAATGGGTCTGTTCACGACCGTCATCGCCTACAAGTTGGGCAAGCGGAGCGGTAAACGGGACTCTGAGACCATCGTTGTCCACGATAACCGTGACTCCGAGTGCCTGAACTACGAGTCGTACTGTAAGTCATACGGGTCGTGTAACGGGATGCGTTGCGAGTACGAGCAAATCCATACGGCAGACGAGGGGACAGAGGGGGTATGACCATCACCGAAACCACCTACGACTGTGCCACCGCCCAACTGACGGTTGGCATGGCTCTCCCCAACGGGGAAACCGTCATCGCCTTCCGCAAGTTGGATGACCACCGACTCTGCGAGGACGGGGGCTACAACTACCACTTGTGGTACGCCGTCACCGTGCGTGGGGGCAAGAACTTCCACGACTACGCCACTCGCACCATCTCTGCTCTGCCCCACGGGTGGAGTGTGGGTGGGGGCGACTACTTCCACAACATTCACGACGCTCTCAACAAGATTGGATTGGCACAATGACCCCGACACTTTCGCAAGTTGCCCACAAGGTGAACGACCTCGTTGCCCGTGACGCAAGCGACCCCTTTGAGTTTGAGACTCGCCTGTACGGGTGCGACCCTGATGGGGTGTACCTCTTGGGTGAGGACAGCGACCCCTACGAACTGATTTGGGGTACGCCTCGTCCTAACGGACTGACCGCCGTTGCCCTCGTTGCGACGGGCTGGGCTTCCCCGACCTGCGATGACGGAGTACCGCCGAGCAAGCACCCCGAGCGTATTCGTGTGCGTGTTGTCGCCTGTAAGGGAATGGACTCGTTCACTTCCCTGCTGACGAAAGCCAACGAGCCTGACGATGTGACCGAGCAGGAAAACAGCGAGGGTGGATTGCGTGACGCTCTGGAAGCGTGGTGGTCACGATGAAGCGTGTCTATCTGACGCAGACCTACGAACTGACCATCACGGTTGATGTTGATGTTCCCGACGATTTCACCGCCGAGGACATGATAAACACCCTGACGGACTTCCCCATCAACGCAACGGTGGAGAGCCTGTGGTACGACACGGGTGCGACCGATGAGGTTCCCGAGGTCACGATTGGCGACCTGTGCGTGGACTCACTTGTCTCGCTCAACGGACTCGGGACTACCGTCATCACCGACGAGAACGGCGACAGCGTTCTCCAAGCGGTCTGACGGGTAAATCCTTACAGGACAAAGGGAGACAGAGGAAACATGACAACCACAACCGAGACACTTCCAGCAATCGCCGTTGAGCAAGACGGGGAGGCTTACTTCATCTACGCCCAAGAGTCGGCGTTCGTGGAGGCTGTCGCCCTTTCCAAGCCCAACGACGACAAGGACGAATGGCTTATCCTGTTCGTCCTCAAAGACGGGTCGGAGTACGCCTACTTCTCCACCCAGTTCACCCTTGCCAACATCTTTGGCTCACTGTTCACCCAGCCCGTCCTTTCGTTGGGTAAGTGGCTGAACTCGTATGTGAAGCCCCTTGGCAAGGTCGTCAAGGTCAAGGCTCACGACCCCTCGCTGGGTACACGGGTGACCGACCGCCTCCGTGAGGAAGTCACGGTCTGATGTTCCGTGAACCGATTGACGAGCCTGACCCCGAGCCGAACCCCCTGAGGTACACGCCCGAGCAGATGACCGAACTCATCACACACCTCTACTCAATGGAGAAGCAGTACGGCATTGTTGTAACGGTCGTAACCCGTGGCGATGTGGCAGACGCTTGGCGTGAGGACTACCTCGCAGACGACAAGGACGCACCCCCCTTCACCGACGAGATGTGGGAGAAGTTCCAAGACACTTGGGCATGGCGTAAGGGACTATCCGAAGCCATGTGGGACGGCGTGTGGGACACCATCAACGATGGGCTACGAGAAATCCGTGAAGCCGAGGTAGCCCCGTGAACCGTGGTGCGATGGGACTCCCACCCCTCATTACCTGTGCTGTCTGCCAGTTGGAAGTGGACGACAAGTCCCAGTACGCCCTGCGTCGTGTACGGGCGTGGGTTCGTATCGGCAAGAAAACCGTTTATCAAATTGTTGATGAGGAACCAGTGTTTGCTCACGAGCATTGTCTGACGAGCAAGCCTGAAGAATCACCGACCCTGTTCTAGGGAAAGTTATGAAATACAGCAAGGAATACAGATTTCTCATTGGAGCGATGGCAAAGGTTCGCTGGGTCGTAGAAAACGGTCGCCAGCACCGACCTGACGGAGCACACGATGTCTACACGCTCATGGCTCGCCTACGGGACTATTGCGACTCCGACCCGAACATTGACTACGAATCGCAACTTGATTGTGTGTCCAACTTTGTCAATCTCTCAACCACCGAACTTTACTATCTTGGCGATGTGGGTGAATGGATACAACTGGATAGGGACACCGAGAAATTCAGCGACAGCGAATACGAGGAATTTTGGGAAGATGCCAGCAACCGCCCTTCCATGAGTGTCTACTATCACTTCATGCCCCAATCGTGTTCGTCTGATGATAGGGAAGAAATTGAGTCCCTGAATGCCCTTTACTACGGTTCGGTGTAATCTAGGAGAATGAGTGAACCCGAGCCACAACCCGAAGAAAAGCCTGCTGAGAATAAGCCGGAATTTGTACGCCGTGTTGTTCAGCGACCACGGGGCTGTTGCCCACGACGCTGACTCGCAACTCAGGAGGTTTAGCCGTGGTTGGATTTGTTCTTACCCTGTTTCTGTTCATCACCATCGGCGGTGGGCTAGCCATCAAGAGGTGGCACGATGACGACCAATGACCTTCTCCACTCGCATTTCCGTTACATAGATGCCAGCCCGTACCACGACCTACTAGAAAAGGAACCCCCAATGCCCACCCGACAGCAACTCAGCGACTACTTGGAGGACATGGACGAGTCCACTCTCCTCATGGACGGCTTTGAGGATGCCTTTCTTGGCTTCTCTCGTCGCATCAACGAGCCTGTTCTCGCCGTCTACTCATACGACAAGATGGTTGAGGTGCTAATGACCCGTGACGGCATGGACTACGACGAAGCGACCGAATACATTGACTACAACTGCGTCGGTGCGTGGGTCGGTGAACAAACACCCATCATTGTTCAGGAAATCATCCTGTGACACGAAAGTCCCGCACCTCGAGTCGCCTGCTTTCCGCCACCGTAGGAGTTACCACATGAACCTCTTTATCCTCCTCCTGCTGATGATTGTTATGGCGATTCTCATTAGTAAATTCTCCCATTAGGAGCCAACACAAGAAGGGGAAATGAACCACCACAGCATCATTAGAGCCTGCGACAAGGAAGTTCGCCCACTTCTCCGACAGATTACGGAGATGGGTGGCTTGCTGAAAATCACAGGAAAGAACCATGTGATGATTCGTCTGGGAGGACGGACGCAGATGATTGCTCTAACACCGACCGACCCAAGAAATGACCTCCATAACCTGCGGAAAATCATCCGTGAGTTCACCAACGGGGCTGTTGAGCCTGTCTCATCTCGCCATAGGAAGCCAACCAAGAAAGGGAAACGGCAAATCCTTACGGGCAATCCTGAGACAGAGGGGGTATGAACATTCACAGCAACTACGACACTTGGCTGGAAGCCCCCTATCAGGACAGTCTCCGCAACGGCGAGGCTCTGGAAGCGTTGGAGGAGTTGTATCTCTCCTCCGAGGAACACCAGTCGGCGTTTGAGACTTGGCAGAGAGACTGCCTGTCCGAACACCAGCCCGTGACGGGTTCGGTTCTTGACCTGTACCTGTCCACCAGCGACTATGAGAAGTCGCTTGACGAGTGGGTGGAGCGTTGGCTCGCCCATCGTGAGGAGCAGGACGAGGGCGACTTCTACGACCAGCGTTGGCTTGCCAGCGATGAGTTCCGCACCGTCTACACGAAGTGGGCAAGTGTGTGGTGGCGACGGATTCTCCGTCGTCCGACCGATGAGGGTTCGTTTGCCCTGACCAACGAATACAAAACCGCCTACGAGCAGTGGATTCGTGTGGAGTTCGGACTCGTTCCGTCCTACGAGATGAACGGTGGCAAGCGGTGAGTATCCAAACTTGGAACATCACCTTTGTCGGTGACTACTTCTATTTGGTAACGACCGTAGAGGTTGAGCCTGAGGACACCCCCGAGATTGACCCCAAAGACTTTGACGCTTTGGAGGGGGTCGCCATTGACCTCGCCAAGAACATTCTGTCGCACCACTACGGGTGGGACATGGAGAAAGTGGCAACCGTAGAAATCACAGGAGTGAGAGATACATGGCTCTGAACGGACTGCGGGACTCGTACTACGACTTCCGTGAACAATGGACAATGAACCAGCGTTCGTACTGCTACATCGGCAAAGTCAAAATTGGCTACGCCGTTCCATTGCGTGACGGGTTCTTCTCCCGTCCGTGGTCGTGGGTTGCCTATGGGTGGGACGACACGATGCTTGGCATCTACGACACTCTCCCCGAAGCGAAGTCCCGTGTGTTCATCCTGTCGGAGCAGTACCGAGAGCATCCAGCACTCAAATCCATACGGCAGGCGAGGGGACAGTAGAGGTATGACTACGACACCGCAAGGACTCCTCATCACCCACACCTCAATCACGCCCATTCCGTTGGGCGACCACACCACCATCCACGAGCAGGTGGGCGGTTGGTTTGATTGCGTCACCACCGAATCCCTCGTGGGCTATGTCCACGACGAGGGTTTGCTCATCGGGTTACAACTCAACCCGATTGCCACCGCCCTGTTCGGTCGCATCCTCGTTGGGAACTGCGTGGTTTACTCGCACCTCAACGACAAGGGCGAGTATGACGGGGACTCGCATCCCCTCACGCTGGAGCAACTGTCGGTCATCGCCTTTCACGCCGATGCCTACAAGATGTGGGTGGAGAACCACCTGCGAGTCACGGAAGCAGGTGCGGTATGACCATCACCTACACCGAACAACTCATCGGGTATGTCGGCGTGGACTCAGGGCAACTGATGCTCTGCGACCCGTGCTACATCGGCAAGGACTTTGCCGACGATGACTTCAATCCCTCTAGCCCCGATGCCTCGGGCAAGTACCCGATGACCCTCAACGGAGTGTGTGCGGCAACTCTGTCCGACAAGAGGTTCGGAGAAATCGGCAACGCTACGGCTGTGGCGTTCTCGTCAGGACTAGGCGACGGGGTGTATCCCGTGTATGCCGTCATCGTTGATGACCCCGTGTGGGGCAAGCGTATTGCCAGCGTCCGTGTCGTGATGATGGAGGAGGGCGACCTTGACTAATCAACATTGTTTCCTCGTCGCTGGAACGATGAATGCCGATGGTTCTATCTCATTCACTATTGAGGACGAGGTTGGAAACTTCTCAACAAGTCGCCCAATCTGGACGGGTGAGGCGTGGGTTTCTATCAACGAGGACAACGGCGGGACTGACAACGACATCAAGGACGCTCTGTTGGAGGCGTTTTACGCCTACTACGAGATGAACCCACGAAGCGACGAAATCCTTACGGGTGAATAGGAGACAGTAGAGGTATGGGAGCAACAACATTCTTCACTTACGCAACGGGCAAGACTGTCAGCGAGGCATTCGCCTCCGCACAGGCAGAGGCTCGCTACGACCACGGACATAGCGGATACACGGGGACGATTGCCGAGAAGCCCTCGTTCATTGAGTTCTATGTTCCGCTTTCCGACCTGCCCATCCAAGAGATGGAACAGTCCTACTACACCCGTACGGGTGCGACGAAGATGATGGTCACCGTCCCCCTTGAGAGTCGCGTTGGAAACGCTATCTACTGGTATCAGAGCAAGCGGTATCGCTATGAGAAAGGCACTTACAACCCCATCGCTGTTTCCGATGTGTTCGCTACTCCGATTGAGAGCGAGGGCGTTCCGAGTTGGGTCAAGGAAGAAAACCGTGAGGACTACCTCGCTAAAGAGCGCAAGCGTGAAGAGAACTCCCGTGCCGATGCGAAGTTCTTTGCCGACAGGATGGGACGCAAGGACTGGGAGCGTATGTGCGATGTGTTTGACGAGAAGTGGGAAGAATGTGTCGCTATCAAGGTAAACGACGGCGAGTGGCTGTTCTGCGGATTGGCGAGTTGCTGACCGCTTTCCACCACCGTAAGAGTTAGCCGGACATAAGTCCCGTCCGGTACGCACAACGCACGGGTGGGCGACCGACCATGCTCGTTTCACAGTTGCCCAAATCCTTACACGACACCCCGAGACAGGAGTGGCATGAACACAACTAAGACACTCAAAGCAACACTCACAGCCGACCAAACGACCAACTGGGAGAACGCCGACTGGGGTGTGAACTCCCGTCAGGACAATCAGAGGGTCGCCCAGACGGTCATCACGATGCTCGCTGAGGGCATCAACACCGACCTCATCTGGGACGACCGTGACCACCTCATGGGCATCATTGAGGAGCGAAGCGGCGTGAGCGAGGTGAGCAACCGTGAGTGCCGCGACACCGTCCTGTGGGTGCTGGATTGGGCTTGCTCCGGCACCACGGTCTGGATGGAGCCTGACGCTCCTTGGCATGAGGGGGAGTGAGTCAAAATCCTTACCCGATGGCAGGGGACAGTAGAAGTATGAACATCACAAACAGAAACATCGCATACGACGAGTTCCTGAGTCTCATCCCACAGCGGATGGAGATGCGAGAGGAAAGGTACGGGCAGGCTATGTTCAACATCCTCGCCATTGCCCGACCTAGCATCGCAGAGCAACTGCGAGCGACGGCACTTGACCCCTTCTACAGGGACAGTCCCGCCGACATTCCTCACGAGACTTGGACTTTCGTGGCATCGGAGTGGGACAAATCCTTATCGGAGTCTGGGGGACAGTAGAAGTATGAACATCACACTCACCACAGAACAGACCGAACTGCTGGAACAGCACCTTGACGACTTGGGGGCAGAGATGCGACCCTATTCGGGTCGGGGAATGTTCGGTAAGGAGTGCTTGGGCATTGACTTGGACGACTTGGCTGATGCCTTTCGCCTCGCCCTGCTCGTTTCCGACGATGACCTCGCCGTCGCCCTCATGTCCCCGAAGTTTGACGACATGGGCAAGGGCATCATCGTCTACTTCCCGAATGTGGAAGTCCCCGAAGGCGTGACCGATGACGATGAGGAGGATGACCTCTAATGGGGATGGATGTGTACGGGGTGAACCCGACCTCCGAAAAGGGGTCTTACTTCCGCAACAATGTGTGGTGGTGGCATCCCTTATGGGAGTATTGCCAAGACCTACACGCCGACCTGTGCGACAAGGTTGAGAATGGACACCTCAACGACGGCGACGGGCTGGATGCTGACGACGCACGGGAGTTGGGCGAACGCCTACTGCGGGACATCGCAAGTGGCGTGACGCAGACATACGAGGACGAGTACCGCAAGGCTATGTCTGAGTTGCCGATGAAAGACTGCCCCTATTGCCAAGCAACGGGTATCCGAACCGATGATGTTGGCAAGGAGATGGGCATGGACACCGAAGAACTGCCCGAAGATGTTGCTATCGTCTTGGGGCGAGCATTCGGGACTTGTAATGGGTGTCGGGGAGTAGGCAGAACGATTGCGTGGGAAGCCAACTACCCGTTCTCCGTCCTCAATGTCCAAGCGTTCGCAGAGTTCCTAATAGACAGCGGAGGCTTCCAAATCTGCTGACGACAGGACTCAAATCCTTACGACACGACTGGAGACAGAGGAACTATGACCAAAGAAACCGAGAACCCCAAGAAGGCAGAGCGACGACGCTTATTTGCCAAGAAGAACCTCCGACGCAAGGAGGCTCGCAAGCAAGGACGGGCAACCGTCCTCGCCAACAGGGAAATGGGACGACTGCTTTCCCAGCGTTTGTTCCGCAAGGGAGTTACACCCCCACCTAGCGAGTAGACCTTTCCGCCACCGTTTGACTTAGGGAGAAGTCCCGAGTCTTCATTCTTCGTTCACACCCCACCTCCATTACGGGTGCGAGCGAGCCAACACGACCCCCCTGACTCCGGTGTTCATGTCAGGGGGGTTTGTGTTATCCACAGGCTGTGGAAATCCTTATGCCCGACGTTGAGACAGAGAGGGTATGAACACCACCCACACCACCCCCATCACCATCATCAAGGGCGTTTCCTTCCTCTCCCTACAGGAGGGCAGTAACTATGTCCAAGTTGAGTTGCCGAAAGGCTTGACCGCACACTTCCACTCTCACGGCGAGGAGACTCGTATTGTCATCTCAGGCGAGGGTTGCGGTGACATCATGAAGTACCGCCTCCCTACCGTCAAGGCGATGAGCGTCGTCGCCTACGCAATCGCCTACCCCGACTCGTTCCTGAGTGGGTGTAAGGCGTTCCTGACGCAGGAATGACACACGTTCGCCCCTGCCCCCATTCGGGGGTGGGGGTTTCCAAATCCTTACCGACAGACTGGAGACAGAAGAGACATGGGACTTGACCAATACCTACACGCAAAGCGTTACACCAGCAACTCCGACTGGCGACCCGATGAGGAGAAGCAAATCTTCTCTGCTCTCGCCAAACTCGCCAATGTGGACGAGTTCATGGACGACTACTCACCGTCTATCACGATGGAAGTCTGCGTCGCCTACTGGCGCAAGCAGAACGCCATTCACAACTGGTTCGTTCAGAACTGTCAGAACGGCGAGGACGAGTGCCAGCAGGTGAGCGTCGGGCGTGAGCAGTTGGAAGAACTGCGAGACACCTGTCGCAAGGTGCTTGCCGACCCCTCGCTCGCCAGCGACCTGTTGCCGACCGCCGAGGGCTTTTTCTTCGGAAGCACGGACTACGACGAGTGGTACACACGGGGTCTGACCTACACGGCAGACAAGATTGACAAGTTGCTCACCATGCCCGACGAGTGGTACTTCTACTACCAGTCGTCGTGGTAGGGGGAGAGATGGAACACAACCACATTCGCTTTGCCTTGCCCAACGGTGCGACTTTCTCCCTTGTCTCCCTCAACCGGAGTCCCGAGGTGGCGGTTCTCACCGATGACGGCTTCGTTCCCGTGTCCGAGTGGTACGGGGAATACGATGACGATGTGTTGCCCCTAGACGGGTCGGCAACATCGCTCGCACGGGCGCTCGGGGCTGCCGTGGCGTGGGCTGAACGGGAGAAGGCTCGGCTCTTGGCACAGGCTCTTGACCAAGCCCTGTAAATCCTTACCAGCCGACCAGAGACAGTACGGGTATGACCACCACCATCAACATCACTTGGCATCAGCCTGACGAGCGTTCGCAAGGGCGTGAGGACTCCGCTTGGTACACCTACCAGTCGGCACACGACCTTGTTGTGACCGTGAGCAACGGCGACCGTGAGATAGACATCTTTGCCGATGGCGAGATGCGTGTCCTCGTGTACGACCTTGCCGACCGCACCAACGACCCCTCCATCATTCGCTACTGCGACCGTTGGACGGAACACGGCATCAACAACGATGCCGACATCTTCCAAGCCTCCGAGGAGGGACGCATTGAGTGGGTGAACAACTCTTGGTTTGACCTGTATGCGACCGACCACAATGTCGGGGACGCTGGCTGGTTGGACTGCGTTCACCACAGCCTGACCGATGCCATTGAGCAGGCAACGGCTCTCCTCTCCGAGGACGACCTATGGAAGGGGGAGGAGTGACTCGCAAGGGATACTTCTTTGCCGATGAGCGAGTAACGCCAACGGGACTCTACGGACCATTCGCCTCCAAGCGTGATGCGTGGGAGTGGTGGGACAACAAGGGTCGTAGGCTGGGGGTTGTGCCAGCACTCATTACCGCCGAGTATGATTACCCATCACTAACTCCCAAATCCTTACGGCACGACTGGGGACAGGGTAGTTACAAGTCGTCTGAGCGACTCTAAACAGTCTTTTAGGCTCAGAGCGGAGGGGAAACCCTCGTAAGAGAACCACCCAAAAGGGTTACAGCCGTTTTGGGGTTACGACCTGTAAGTCGTAACAGGGTAGCGAAGTCTCCCGCATCGGGGGAGAACAGCGAGTCTCGTATGCCGAGAAAGCCCCTCCGTGTGTAGCCGGTCGCGTGGGGCGACAAATTAGGCTACGGGCGCAAGGTAGGCGTTGCTTGACAGGCAGAGGGTCGCTCCCTCTGTCCTCCCCCATACTGCTGTGGGAAACAGCGGTGCGATACGGGTTGTCGTGACCTTGAGAAGCCGTATCAGTAGGAGTCACGCCGACCTGAGCATGTCGTAAAAGGTGCTCACTTTACATTTTCCCCAACGGACAGCCGTTCTGCGTGCTGATAAGCCCCGCGTAGCGTCGAGTGACCCATAAATCTACCCACGGTATTGACCGCCCCCGTGTTCCAGTCAATTTGACGAACGGTGTAACGACGCACGGAACTGGGCAGATGTGGGTCTTCCGAGGTAACGAAATAATCCCCAAATACCTGTGGGTAAATTTTGCTGTCGAACCACGCCATCGTGATGCTGTCGAAGAAATGATGTCCCGCTTGTTTGTTTCGTTCGATGATGTCGTCGATTGTTGTCATATCGACGAGTATCTCATAGATGAATTTCTCCGGCAAGCATCAAACTTGAGTTGATACAACTCAACCCTTTCCGCCACCGTAAGAGTTAGCCGTATCGACTCGAGCGGGACTATTGCTCGACGCTCGAGTGGCAACGCATTTGTTGAGATTTGTCCACGGAAGTTATCCACAGGTTTGTCCACACCTCTGTGGAAATCCACACGGATGGGTCGGAGACAGAGTAGGTATGAGCATCAACTGGCCGACCGGACACACGGAGGCACTCAAGCAAGTCATCACCGCCATTCTTGACGAGGGTCTGATTCACACCCACGGCGACACGGAGGGCTGGATTCGGAGTCTGGACACGAACAAGGCGTTCGTCAAGGACGAGACGGTCAAGAACTTCGTCATGCTGGTTCAGAACGTGATGCTGGACATGGCGTTGGAGCCTCTCTCCTCCTGACCTTCGGGGGGGGCTGGACATGACGCTCCAGCCCTCCCCACGTCCTGACCTTCAGGGCAGGGCGCAGGCTGACCCAAATCCATACCGGCAACGGCGAGACAGAGAAGACATGAACATCAACCCCACCACCACAGGAATCATCACCCTCACCCCCCTCCGCAAGAGTGGCGCACCTCGGGTCGGCATGGCGACGCACGGTCTGGTCACAGACTACGCAGAGCATGAGGACGGGTCGGTGTCGTACTCGGTCGTGTCGCACCACTACGTCGCCCGAGGCATCACGGAGCCGTACATCTTGGAGACCCTCCGCTACAAGCCGAATCGTTCTCGGGTGGCGTTGGAGTTCACCTCGGTGGCAGACGCACCGCACCTCGCCAAACAGTTCGGGCGACTGTACTACACGCAGGAGATGGCAGTCAGCGACTGCGAGTGACCCGAGCATCAAGGGGATTGGGGCGAAAGCCCCCTCCTCTCGGCATGGACTGGCACACGGGACTGCGGTGCTACCCTGCCGAGCATGGATGAATCACGACTCGAGGTGTACGACATCGTGATTCGAGTCGTGGCAAGCGAAAAGCCGACCGACTTAGAACTCGGCGACATTTGCCTCCAACTCGCCGACTCGCTCGAGAGTCCCGTTGTCGAAGGCGTCGATGGCAAGTATGTGCCTGCCGATTTTCATTTCAGCGGATGGAGACTCGAATTGTTTGAGGAGGATGGCACTCGAGTCTGGATGTATTCAGCCAATCCTGACTGTATTCCCGACCCCCCATCGAAGCCTGAGTCGAGCGAGCCGGGGCTCCCGTATCGCCGGTTGAGGAAACTGTTCCCGTGGAAGAACGACTAATCTCACAAATCCTTATGAGTGACGTTGAGACAGAGAGGGTATGACCACCACCATCATTCCCACCGAGAGCGGAACCTACTCCGCTGAATACACGAATACCTGTTCCTGTGAAGTCTGGAACGAGGAAACCGACGAGTGTGTCCCTGCCAACGACTGCTATGGCGACTGCTGGGACTTCACCGTTGAGGACTTCGCCAACATCACCGAACACTTGTTCTCCGAGAACAATCAAGGGTTCCGCATCACGGGTTTCCCCGTGTGGAACGGAACGATTGACGGATACTTCTCGGCTCGCAACGCCAGCGAACTGCTGAACGCCATCACTCCCGACCGTACCGAGTGGCGACTGGAAGTCACGGTTCACGCCGACCACCTGACGGGCAGGCTGTACCACCACGATGCTCCGATGGGAGGAAACATCGTGGTCACTCCGTTCAGCGAGGAGGAAGAATGAGCGAACAAGACTTCGCCTACTGCCAGAACTGCGAGACACACACGGGCTTGTTCGTGGAGAAGTACGACCACGGGACTGAGTACGCCTGCGACACCTGCGAGGAAATGTGGATAGAGGAAGAGTGACCGAGATTCTTGACGGCTCGGAAGTCCTCATCACCATCAACGGGCAAACGGCTTCGCTTCGCACTCGCAAACTCACCCGCTCGCAGGGGCCCCGCTTTGTGCTTGTTCGACAAGAGGACGATTCCCGTAAAGGTCAGGTTCTTCTGTCGTCACTCGCAAGCAAATGGGTTGGCTGGCTTCCCAAGAAAGAAATCATCATCCATCGAACTCGAGCATGACGGGACTCGGCACACTCGAGCGACGCTGAGGAGTTCTCGGTTTCCTTTCCGCCACCGTAATAGTTAGCCGTAATAGCGGAGTCCCGTTCACTCGAGCGTACGGGCGCGAAGCGAGTTATCCACAGCCCACTTATCCACAACCCACTTATCCACAGCCTGTGGAAATCCTTACTGACCATCAGGGGACAGAGTAGGCATGGAGGTGACAATGAACGGTACTTCTTTCCGTCTCGCGATGGCGCAGAATCTTCTCGCCACTCTCGCCGAGGCAGAGAAGCATCACGGCAGAACCGCCACGACCGCTCTCCGAGCGACCGTCGCGCGATTCATCGCCGAGTTGCTGGTCTGACCAGACGGAACCCTGACTGAGAATCGGAGGCGCAGAGCGTCTTGGCAACAGAAGCGGTGTCCGGTGGGGACGGGGTGATGCGACCCCTCCCCGTCGGACGGGGGGCGAACGCCCTCCGCTCCCCCACACGGGGGCGCACGGGTCGCCACGAGCGACCGAGGCGGGGCTGGCAAGCCCCCGTTCACGGGCAACTACCTCCACACCTCAACGCCCGAGGGCGGTGGGCTTCCGCTCCTACGGAGTCCCGTTAGCATCACCATCCAGCCCACTTATCCACAGACCTGTGGAAATCCTTACCGACCATCAAGAGACAGGGGAAGTATGAACACAACCAACACACAAAACGACCTGCTCAACGAGGCTGGTTGGCGTGGCATCCTGCGAGGGCAGGACGACAGGCTCAACGGTATGCCTCGCAACGACGCTCCTCTCTCCGGCGAGTGGGCTGGCGAGAGCATCACGGAACTGCTGGGCGACCTCATCATCAGCGGTGGGGACGACGGGGACTTCGTGAACGACCTCTGCGAGGCATACGAGCGGTGCTACAACCACGCCTACGACGACTTCCCCAACGACGACGACGAGGAGGGGTACTGAGATGAGCGACCGAAAGTGGTATGTCCTCATGGCTCACCTTCCCATCAACAAGGATTATGAGGAGTTCACCGCCATACACGGACTGTTCCCGTGCGAGTGGCGTATCTACAGCGAGACCGAAGTCCCGCGCCTACTTCGTGAGCAAGAGCGTTGGCGTAAGTTGTACCGAGAGGTTCAGGTTCGTGAAGTCTCGGCAAAGATAGTAAGCCTGTGAGCCACTATCACGTTGTGGACTGGGGCGACAAGTTCATCTTGTTCTCAGGGACGCTTGATGAGTGCCTACAAGTTCAGCACTCGACCTATGCGGGACTATTCGTCCTGAGTGACGAGGAGATAGCCGAGTTGGGCGACGACATCTTTGCCCGAAACGCCCAAATCCTTATCAGAGGCTCGGGGACAGAGTAGGTATGAGTGGATACAGCATCAAGCACCTAGCCCTAAAGACACGGCACCGGCACGGCTGGACAATGGCGTTCAGCGAGGCATACGTCCTAGAGCGTTACGTCAATGGCGTGAGCCACGAACGAGCGTTCCGTCTGGCGATGCGAAACCCGATGCTTCGGGAGAGCGACAAGCCGAGGGTGGGATGATTGACCAAACACTCAAGGCAATCCCCGAACTCATCGTTGATGCCGTGTATCGGACTGGTAGAGAGGTTGATGGAATCTACTTCAGCAAGTTCGGTGGCGTAGTCCCGATAGTCGTCTACGACCACGATTGGCAGTTCCATGTCCTCGTCCGAGTATGGGACGACTACGACGACAACCCCAAGTGGGCATACTCATTGTGGTTCGTTGATAGTGATGGGGCAACGAAGGTGCGGGACTTCCCCGAGCACGAGTGGGGTACGGGCAACATTCCGTACGTCGCTTCTGCCCTCGTTGTTGAGGAGTGGCACAAATCCTTATCTGACGGCAACGGACAGTAGAAGTATGAACGACACCGACGAACTCAACACAGAACTATTTGACTCAGTACGGGAGTATTGCGAAAACGCCGTACTCGTAGCGACTGACGGTTGCCACAAGATTTATCTCGCTATGGACGACATCGAAGCCGACTGGTTCCGTGAGAACTACGAACACATCGTGGAGGGGACTCCCGAGGAGATGCTCGTCACCGTCATCGGTTGGTACGAGAACTCGTGCTTCTTGCGGTTCGTGAACGCCGTCTATCACAACGAGGACGACCCCAACGCTGGTTTCGTCACCCTCATCAGTCAGTTTGCTGACGAGGACGACGAGGACGAGGAGTGAGTCCAAATCCTTACGACACGACTGGAGACAGTAGAGGTATGAACAACACCACCACCACACACAAGGGCGACATCGTTGCCGTCAATGCCTACGGGAACATCGTCTGGTTCCACTACCAGAGTCCCACGGGTGACTCCTCGGACTTCGGGGTGATGACGATGGAGTGCCTCAGCCACGAGCAGGCTCTCATCATCGCTCGCTTCTGGGGAGAGAAGTTGGGGCTAGACCCCCAGTTCTACCCGAGCAAGTAACAGTCGGCGGGGGCGGGTCGGTGTTCCCCGACCCCCGCACCACGGGGCTGCCCTCCCCTCACCTCACCTCCACATCCCGAGGGGAGGGGCAGTTTCCCGTCTGAACACCGTTCGCTTTCCGCCACCGTATTACTTAGACACGAGTAGCGAAGCCCCGTCTCACGGATGAGACGCACGAGCGACTCCGCTTGGTGTTATCCACAGGTTTATCCACAGCCTGTGTGTTTCCTGTGGAAATCCTTACCGACTATCAGGGGACAGAGAGGGTATGAACATCACAACCATTCCCAAAACAGACAAAGACCAGACCGCCCTGCTCGTCGTGAACTGCGAGGACAGCACGGCGGTCAGCAAGGTTATCGTGACCGTGCGAGCGGAGTTCGGCGAAGCCTTCGTCCACGTCGTCTACCGCTCGGGAGCGGAGTGGGGCTACTTCGTCCCCAACAGCGTCGTTCTCGTTGGTCTGGGCGAGCAGTCGGTCGGGCGGTTCGTGGCAACGGTCGTCAAGCCGAACGCCACCTACGCCGTCCACCTCAACAAGGAGCGAGAGGCGGTGGGGGTGTGACCCCCATCGTTCTCCTTCTCCTTGCGGTGGGTACACTTGCGGTGTGCCTCAACAGGGCGTGGGAACGACAACACAGGAGAGAGCGATGAACCACGACGAACTCACCACAGCACTCGCCAGTATGGACATACCAGCGATGAGGCGGGACATCGGAGAGCCACCGAACATCGTTTCGGAGAACCTCGCTTGGCTCGTACGAAACCTTTCCATCAACAACTCAACCCACGAGAAACTGGGCGAGGTAATGGAAGCCCTACAACAACTACGCACCGAATGGTGGAGTAACAAATGACAAATAGCCCCGCTTCGCCGGTCGAGCAGGTGGATGAAGCCATCGCCGACTTGGCTCTCGCAGAACGAGAAGCCGAGACAAACCAACTGCGTGAACTGCTCACGCTCATCGACGGGACTCTCCGAGAGGTGGGTGGCACGAACATCTGCTCGTCGGCTGTGGTTGCCGACCACCTACTGGACATGAGAAACCTTCTGTCGGACGTGCTAGACGGGCGTACCGCCTAAATCCTTACCACCCTTCACAAGACAGAGTAGGTATGAACACCAACACCAACACACTCAGCCCCATTGCCGAAGCCATCGTGGACGGATACTGGACACTCTGCTCCGGTGGCGAAGCCGTCCAAGCCGCGATTGAGGACTTCCTCTCTCGCACCCCCGAGAGCGGAATGCTCCCGTGGTCGCACGACGGCGAGTCCATCGTGACCCCCGAGGATTTCCTGACCGCCATCGTGGAGGTTCTGGAGTTCTTCCGAGTCAAGGGGGAGGTCGTGTGACCCCCTCCGAGTTCGTCGCCTACGCCTCCCGCTCGTGGGACACGGGGTCCCGTTCCGAGCGTTTGGGTCAGCATTGGTTCAACCGTTTGTACGAAGTGCGACCCGACCTCGCCGAGACGGTGGTCGGGACTCCGCTCGACCCGTTCCACAAGGACTATGTGCCAGCCGAGTTCATCGCATACATCTACGAGGAGTGGGGCGAGAGCGAGTAACGGGCAAATCCTTACTGGAGTCCAAGGGACAGAGTAAGTATGGAACTGATTGACTACATTCTTGAGCCAGCCATCCCCTTTGGGCTTATTATCTGGGGGCTTTGGGCGATTTTCCGAGAAGACATCCAAGACGCTTTCCGAAAGGACGACAAGCGATGACCTGCCACTACTGCGGTATCACCCTGACCGACCACATCGTCAAGCACGGCGACCATCTTGCCTGCGAAACCTGCGAGGCGTGTGCCGAACCCGAGAGCGGGACGTGATGCGCATCCCTCGCTGGCTCACCCACAAGACGCACCAACTTCATCACCCCAACGGGTACATCATCTATTCCGAGTCTCGTCGGCTTGGTGGAATCATCACGAACCTGTGTGTGTGGGATGGTAAGGAGTGGCACCAAGCCCCGCTTCACCTGTGGAACAGGCACACGGACATGGATGAGTTGCTTCATTGGACGAAGGCACATCTTCCTGCCGACGCTTTCCGCCACCGTAATACCTAGACGTAAGTGACGGGACTCCGTCCGGTGACGCACGCACGCACGCTTCGTTAGGTTTATCCACAGGAGCCTCTTGGTTGTCCACACCCCTGTGGAAATCCATGTCTTCTCAACGGGGACAGAGTAGGCGTGGAGGAGGTGATGATGAACGGTACGTCGTTCCGCTTGGAGATGGCTCAGCAACTGCTGGCTACTCTCGCTGAGGCTGAGCGCGTGCATGGTCGCACGGCGACCACCGCGCTTCGCGCGACGGTGGCTCGCTTCGTGGCTACCCTGCTCGCCTAGTAGCCCCACAGCGGATTCTGAGTGAGACTCGGAGGCACGGAGCCTTGGCAACAGAAGCGGTAGCCCGCAGGGGGGACGGAGGACGACCCTCGGCGGGCTGGTCGGGTGAAACCCGCCGAACACAACATCAGCAGACACACCGCCCCACACGGGCGGTTTTTTGCGTTTTGACGGGAAAGTCCCGTCTTCTCGCTCGAGCAACCAAATCATCGAGTCGAGTCAGCCATCGACCGCTCGAGCCATCGACCGCTCGAGTCGGGTCGTCCCGGGACTGCCCACTCGACCACTCGAGTCCTCGACCACTCGACCACTCGACCACTCAGCAACTGCGCTCGAGTCCGTCCAGTCCCGTCTTTTTTCGACGAGTCATGTCGACCGCTCGAGTCATCGACCGCTCGACCACTCGAGCCATTCCAAGACTGCCCACTCGACCGCCCGACCGCTCGAGCGCTCGAGTCATCGAGTCATCGAGCCGTCCCGGGACTGCCCACGAGTCGACATGGGGCACTCGAGGCGTCGAGTCACCGCTCGAGATTAGTAACGACACCCCCTCGAGATGAGTAACGAGAGTCCCGTCTTCGTCGACTGCTGTGGTTCACTCGGGTTTCGACGACCTCGAACGCAAATGTCGTGTGTGCTTGACGCATTTACTTCGCTCTCGAGCGGACGGGACTTCCGTCGCACGGGCGACTGATGTGTGAACTTCGTTGAGGTTTGTCCACAGGTTTGTCCACAGGCGAACATCTGTTCTGTGGAAATCCTTACCTTGCCACGGGGGACAGGATAGGCATGAACATCAACCTGCCGACCGCACCGGAGGCACTCATCAAGCAAGCCATCACCACCATCTTGGAGAACAATGGGGCGAACCCTCAGGATTGGGCCGAGAACGCCTACCTGAATGTCGCTCGGTTCTCCGACGACCCCACAGTCAAGGACATCCTGCGACTCGTTGAGGGAACGCTCTTCCAGATGGCACAGGATGCTGTCGGGCAAGAGTGGGACTTTCACCGGAACCTCTGAGCCGGTCGGGTCGGGGGCTTCGGCCTCCGGCCCACGGCTCCGGCCCGTGTGGGTCGGCCTGTTTGGCACGGGCCTGATAGGCCAGCAAACATACCGATGACATACATTTGGCGTACGCAAGTATTCCCAAATCCTTACCGTGCCACGGGAGACAGAGTAGGTATGGAGAACAACGAACACACCTGCCGGTTCTGCGGAACCACCGACGACATCAACGACTGCGGAGAGGACTACGGACTCATCTGCGACGACTGCGGTGCCGACTGGTACGAGGCAATCACCGAGCCAGCCTGAACGACGGGGGTGGGGGCGCAAGCCCCCTCTCTCCGTGTGCCATCATTACGACAGGAGCCCCGTCATGCGCTACAAAGTCTCATACACCCGTTACGCCGACCGCTACTACACCAAAGCCGAGTGCGCCCACTTCTTCGGCGAGGAGCGTCGAGCGCGGGACTTCATCGCCGACCTTCTTGACGGGTTCAGGCGAGGAATGTGGGGTCACGACATTGACTGCGACAGCATTGAGTTGGTTGTCGTTGGTGGCTCCCAGTCGGAGCGACCCGACTGAACTAATCTCAACGGGATGCCCAGTCCCGCCTCCCTCGAAGACCTCGCCGCACAGTTGGTGTCTTTGACGGCTGAACTTCTTGACCTCACTCGTAGGTCGCCACATCTGGGCTACATCGAGCGGGACTCGGTCGTCTCCAGACTTGAGGGGGAATACTTCGTGCTATCACGACTCATCTCCGATGAACTCGGTCGTTGTGACAGGTAGGCGTGGTTCCTTTCCGCCACCGTATTGCTTAGCCGTGTATTCCTAGTCCCGCGTCTGCGGGCGCGGGTGCGAAGTTCGTTGAGGTTTATCCACAGGGCTGGTTCAAGTTATCCACAGGGTTGTGGAAATCCTTACCTACCCCACGGGGACAGAGTAGGCATGGAGGTGAAAGAATGAGCGAGTCCTTCCGGCTCCAGATGGCTCAGCAACTGCTGGCTACTCTGGCGCAGGCTGAGGCTCAGCACGGTAGAACCGGCTCCAGCGCCCTTCGGGCGACGGTGGCACGGTTCATCGCCGAACTGCTGGTCTAAGAGCCTGTAAAGCCGTCTGACTGAGAGTCGGCGCCGATGAGGCGTGGCAACAGAACGGGGAGTGTGACCCCGAAGTGCCCCCACGGGGACGGGGGGCAGAAGCCCCCACAACGCTCGTGCGGTCGGGTGACCGCCTCCACAACACGCCCGACCCCCACACGGGGGCGAGAGCGGGGCTCCTCCATACCCTGCTTTCGCCCCCACTCAACCCCCTCGGGAGAGTCCCGTCCGGTGCTATCACCCCATCAGACGGCAGTTCCGACCCCGATTTTCGGCAGTAGACCGTTCGTCAAATTTGTCATTGTTACATAATCCCTGCTAGATGGCTTGACAACTTGTCCTCGGCGACAAATTCTCCGTACGGGACTCGCGAACACTTGTTCTGTGGAAATCCATACCCGACCTCTGGGGACAGAATCAGTAGGAGGTGATGATGAACCTTTTCACTCGGTACGAAGCCGTACAGGAGGATGACGGACACTGGGTCATGGGCGTTTCGCTCGGCTTGTTCGCTCGCGCCAAACACGCGGTCGTCCGTTCCCTCGTCCGCAAGTAGTCGGACAGGCAACATAGCCCACACGGGCATTAGGAACGCGATTCCTCGCCACCGGAGGGGCTGGATAAGCCTCTCCGGTTCTCTATTTACCCCCACAACCACAGCACCCACGCTCAGCATGGGATAGTCCCGTCTTCCTCGAAGCCCTGCTATCACTGCCATCACCCCTGCTCAATCGGCAAATTTTGGAAATGACCCACAGTTGTGGCGGCTCGAGTCGACCACGGGACGTCCGGCGTCGACACGGGTGGGGGCAGGGGTGACGCTGGCTCTGGCTACTCGGAGAGCGTATTCGCTATAATCCCTGCTCAGAACGCCAAATGCCCGTGCTATCACCCTTGATAGGGGCGACGGCACGGGCGGGCACGTCCCGCACGCTCACTTGCTGTTGCGTGTGGGCAGAACCGTGGCGGGGGGGGTTAGCAGGCAACCGCCTGCTCGAGCCCCTTGATGAGAGTGCCACACTCACGGCACTCGTCGTCGTAGGGATGCTCGTGACACCCGTTCCATCCCCCGTACTCCACGTTGTTCTCGTGGCAGTACCAATAGTGGCAGTAGTCCGAGCAGAACGGGATGATGTCCAGTAGGTCACCGGTCAGTGTGTCGTTGATTTCTAGGTAGTGGCTCATGCCTAGTCTGTCCCCGACGTGCCAGTAAGGATTTGTCCAGCGTGTTGCCTAAATCCTTATCCGAGAGGATGAGACAGAGTAGGTATGGAACACTCACATGACACCGAACCCACCCCCACGCCGAGCAAGGATTGGCAGGACTACGTTGATTGGGATTCCCCCGTCACGGAGGATGCGGTCTGGCAGGCAATCGCCGATGCGAATGACCTCGACTACTCCGAAATCGCCGACGGGGACCTTTTCGATTGGCTCTGACGGGTCACGGGGGGCAGGGGAGACCCTCCCCCCACTCGCCCGTCAATCGGGCATCGGGGGGAACCACTTGACCGAGGACACTTCCCAGCGTCGACCGCGGGGCTCCGTCCCCGAGACATCGGCTCGAAGGCGAAGAACTTCCTCGTAGACCGTGCCGATGACATCCTCTAGGCGGGCTAGGTCGGCATTTAGGCGGTCAAGGCGACTAGCGATTTCATCATGCTCCATCCCTGTCACCGTAGTGCGGGTTAGTCCCGTCTCGGTGCAACTCCTCGTAGACAAATGGGCGCTTTTACTTCCTCAACGGATAACGAAGGCGGTAGATACAGAGGGAGAGACATAGAGGGGGAGAAGAGAACCCCGAGGGACAGAGACATCACCGTGCGGGTCTGGGGGTCGTCCCGGGACTCCCACATCAGCCGACCTCTGGCTCGCAGTTCATGGGGGGAACCACACACCACACACCATTCCTCATACCTTACTCAATACCACTCGGAGTGATGATAAACACCGATTGACCACCCTGAGTGAGTGTGGAATCAAGAGTTGAGTTCGGTAGGACACGCTGGGGCGACGCTGCGGGACTACTGAGAGAGGCGAAACAAAGGCGAAAAGCCCGCGAATTTCCCGGCGTTTTCACTTTCCGTGAGATTTGATGTCATCCGCCCCCCATAAAACACGTTCGTGTAGATTTATCTAAGACGTGTAGTGACCACCGACAGTGGCGAAGCCCCGCTCGTGGTTACTTGCCCCAGAGTTTGTTTTGCCCAGAGATGTGGTCGGCGATTCTGATGAAGAACCATCCGCACGGGATGCTTGTGGCGGTACCCAGTAGCAGGCAGAGGAAGGTGTCTAGGCTCACTTGTCCCCCTCGCATTGGCAGATGTCCTGCGTATCGCACTGGCACCACTCTGCGCTCATCTCGCAGTAGTGGCAGTACCGCTTGTCTGCGAGGTGGTTCGTTGGGATTCGTCCACAGCACTCGGTGAGTGGGCGAAGTATCTGGTCAAGGATGTCGTCGGTGTCCATGCTTATTCTGTCTCGTCTCTCCCTCTAAGGATTTGGACTCACACTGTTTTTTTATTCTTTTTGCCGTTGAGGAGATTTGAGATTTGCCGCGCCCTCGAGTTCGGGGAGAAGTCCCGTGCTTCGAGGCGAGATGCTCCTCGTTCTGAATCTATCTACACCGAAAGTGGGCATAAGGTGTCCAACTGAATCTATCTGCGTGTCGCTTTCCGCCACCGTAAAGTGTTGAGGCTTCGACTCGAGCGGGACTTTGTTGTGCCCTGTAAGGCGTAACAAGATACTTGCATCATACAAGTTACCCACGGGTAAGTTAGCAACGCTTGCGAATTAGCACTAATTGTTATCCACAGGCGGTTGTGGAAATCCATACTGGTTGGGTGGGGACAGAGTAGGCATGAACACCAACTACTACCAAGATGTGGAAGAACCCGTTATGTGCGATGAGTGCGGACACCCGTGCCACGCAGACGACGCAGTGACCGATGGGAGCATCGCCTTGTGTGGTTCGCTCCGAGGAAACGGTTGCGCGGAACGAGCGATTTGGGATGGTGACATCATCAAGGGGTGACCCTACGGGGTGGGGGTTCGCCCCCTGCCCCAAATCCTTACGGGGGTGACGGGGACAGAGGAAGTATGGAGAACATCGCAAGATTCATCTGGACGCACAAGATGGCGGTCGTATTCGCCCTCATCGTATTCGCCCCCACGAGCCGTTGGTTGGGTGGGTTGGTGAACTGGTGGGTCGTCGTCCCCCTCGCAGTTGGCTACCTTGTGGTCAAGGCGGGCGAGCGGGCACGGGACTATCTGTCCGACCCCGACTCAGACCACGACGGTCTCGTGAGCGAAAGGTAGCCACGGGTTGTCATTACTCAATGGAGTCTGTATGGTGTGAGGAATAGCCGAGACTGTGAGAGAACCATTCACCGACGAGCGAGCCGGTTCCGGCGAGAGAACCCAAAGGAGCGAGCGAGCCGACATGGTAAAGAGAACCAACACCGTTGAGTGAGCCGCAGTGCTAGTGAGAACCGTACACCGAGAGCGAGTCGTCAGCGTGAAGAGAACCGTGCCACCCGAACGAGTCCCGAAGAACGAGTGAACCGTTGAGGATGAACGAGCCGAGAAGAGTGAGAGAACCACGTTCACAGAGCGAGCCGCAGGTGGTGAGAGAACCGATGCAGTTGAAGCGAGCCTAGGCTTCAGAGAGAACCGTCAATCATGAGCGAGCCAGGAAGTGCGAGAGAACCGTGAACAAGGAGTGAGTCGTAGCCGATGAGAGAACCACGTAGGGCGAACGAACCGGGGCTTCAGAGAGAACCGTCTTGATAGAGTGAGCCATCAGACCCAAGAGAACCAATGACGTAGTGCGAGTCGCTCGAAATTAGAGAACCAGGACCTTGGAACGAGCCGACCAACTGGAGAGAACCGCTTTAGCAGAGTGAACCGCGGGGCTGTGCTACCCTGACTGTCGCATAAGGGCGACAGCAGGGAGCCTGCCGGTCACCTCCTTTCGGCCGAAGGAGTCGTCCTCCCCTTCCCCCTTGGTCAGTTGTGAGCCGTCGGGCGCACACCTCGGCGACAGATGCGAGTCCATGCGTATCGCGGGGGAGGGGGTGAACCCCTGCTAACGGGACTCCAGTTAATCGACTACAATGGGGTATGGCTAAACCAGCACCTCAGAAAAAGACAGTCAAATCAAGCGCCCCCTCGGTTGTCGTTATTGACGAGTCCGTGAACAGAAAGGGCGTCCACGCCAAGCGTGGGACATCTCAGTTGAAGTCGTCAAAGAATTACAAAAAGCCCTATCGCGGGCAAGGTCGCAGCCGCTAGCAGGTCCCGCTCGTGCTAGTGTGCGGGCATGGAAAACAAGACCGCAGAGGAATTGACCCTTGCCATCAAGTCGCTCCCAGATGAGCAGAGGCAAGCGTTCATTATGCGAGACGCAATGAACATGGAGTACGCCGACATCGCTGTAGCCATTGGAACTTCCGAAGAAGATGCTCAGACGCTAGTAACTCAGGCTCGGGACTCCATTACCGATTTCAGTAAATCCGAGGAATCATCCTCGTAGGCGAGAGTTACACTTGAGGCAGAACTCTGCCCACGGGTAATACCGACGCATGTTGGTCGGATGCTGGCAGTCAAGAATCTCTGACACACGGCTATTTACGACTTCACGGATGAACTGCGACATACTCTTGCCGTCCCGCTGAGATGCACGCTTCCATCTTTCATGGTCGTCATCGGTTGTACGAACAATAATCTGCTTTGTTGTCGGGCCATCTTCGCCGACAACTGCGGACACTGACATGTCTATCGTTTCCGCAAGTTTATTTACGGCGGCTTTTAGGTTGTCTTGCTCGGTTGGCGTTGCGGTCGGGACTGTTTCGGCGAACTGGTTGGCATTGGGGGTTCCTGGTGGGAATCGCACATCACTCATTGTCATCTACCTCCTCTCCTGATACTAACTCAGCAAGTATTGGCTGGTGGGAGGGTTGCTCTATTTCTTGCCCGAGGATACTTGCAACCACATCAGCGGGCATGACCCCAGTTCGTCCCATGATTTCCAATAGGGCCCGCGCCTCAACCTCTGGGTCAAAGGCATCGATGGCCAATGTCTCCGTAGCCCCGGCGAGAGATGCCTTGATTTCCTGCTTCGAGTTGACATCCATCTGAATGTTGACATTGTTTTGCTCAAGCCCCAACAACTTTGAGCGGGCAGTCATGATGGACAAGACTTGCTGAATTGCCTTGAGGTCTGGCTCAACGGTGACTTCACTGCCGTCATCCAGAGTTACCTTCCTGTGCTGGGTAAGGGGCCAGATAGCCGACTGGAGGCTGTCTAGGCGTTCAAGTTCCATGCGAAGAACCTCAGGAAACGCCAAAAACGCCTCACGGTTCAACTTGTCCAACTGTCGCTGGATTGCCTTGTTGACGACAGCGGTTGTTACGCCGAATCGTTTTGCGATGTCGGTAATAGGCACACCGGCTTGGCGCTGCTTGAATATGCGGAGGTCCCGTTCTGCGAGAAACTCCTTTGTCATCACTTGGGGGTTACGGTCCGCCATCTCCTACCTTCTTGTACTCAATGGTCTCAAAGGGCCACTTGCCAGACTTTCCACGCTTCATCTTGACGGGCCAGTAACGCTCGTCTCGTTCTCCACGGAAATGCTTGACGTCATACACATATTCTCCCACAGCAGTCGGGTCTGGCTGTAAAGCAAGACCAAATTCGGGCCAGCGTGACCACACGGCTGAACCGAAGGGTCGCAGATTACGGGACGTCTGTGACTCGCCAAGAGGGGCGTGGTGCTCCAACCACAGGGCGCAGTCGAAGTACACACGCAAGGTGTCCAGATACTTGACGACCTCAATGGCAACCGCTTCCGACGTCTTGTTGCCGGGGTCTAGGAACGCCTTGTACAGGGGCCCCAAGATGAGCATGTCGGGCTTTATCTGTTCCATGTAGGACTCCAACAACAACTTGTCGGCGGTATCGAGCAGGTTGAGTCCGTCTGGCTTGATGACAAGATGCGCACGGGGCTCCAAGCAATAGCCCAAACTCTTGGATGCCCCCATGATGGTTCTTGTTGACCGACGAATGATTCGTTCGGGGTTTTCTAGGTCAATCGTCAGGGTCGTGATGGGTGGCATTCGCTGAAAGGAGAATGGCTGAACTCCACAAGCCGTAGTGATAGCCACCTGCCGAGCAAGCATGGTCTTACCAACGCCCTCTGCCGCAACAACAATGACTCGCTCACGACGTTCCAGTAGTCCCGGGATTAGCCAGTCGTAGTTGTCGACATCCGTTTCGTTGACGAACTTGTCCCAGTTGACCAGCCGTCCTTGGTTGAGTGGCATCTGCGTCGTTGCCGAACTGATGATGGACGATGCCTTCATCAGGAGTGTCGCCGTAGAGAGGTCTGGGCGGTCTAGGAGGTCACGAAGTCGCTCGAGTGTCTCGTCGCTGTTGACGCGAGGTACGCCACGAGTCTCCTCCTCGTAGTCATCGCTCTCATCGTCTGGATGTTCCTCAGCCTCCATCGGGGCTTGGTCATCTTCTGACGGGATAAATCTGACGAGTTCATCCGTGTGCCCGCCATCGTTGATGAAGTCGGTAATGTCTTTACATCTTGGTGGACTGTATGCCTGAACATCACAGCCAGCCTTTTGGAGTTCGCTCAGCACCTGTGCCGCGTGCTTACGTCCCGGTTCGTCATTGTCAGCAATTACCAAGACGATTCCGCCAGCAAGCGCTTCGGTATGTATGTCGCTCCATGAACCAGCACCATTGGGCATGGTTGTCGCAACGACCCCCATTGAGTTCAGGGTGTCGGCATCCTTTTCGCCCTCAACGACCCAAATCTCTTCGCCATTGGCTTTTGCTTTGAGGACATTCGGTAGGTTGTACAGGATTCGGGGGATGCTTCCCAGTGTGCTAATCCAACCGCCCTGTCCATCGGGTCGGCGCTGACGGAAGGTTTTGCGCCCATCCTCGTCTACGAATCGGCGCTTCTGGAAGGCAAGAGTCCCGTCTGCGTCGAAGTAGTTGTACTCGGCGACGAAACGAAGTTTCTTCTTTTCCTTTCCACCACCGTTGTACGTTGAGGACTTCGTTGTTGGGTATGTATCGATTGCGTGCGCCATCTCTGACGGAGGCATGAGGTCGGCCATGGAGATGCCTAATGAATCACAAATTTGCGAAGCATTACACCCTCCACCTCTGTGGCAATACACAAGAATCTGCCCTGTGGGTTTCTCGTGAACCGAAAGCGACGGAATTTTGTCATCGTTGCGACAAGGACACCTAGCGTCCCATCCGTTGCCCGTCTTTACAACTCCATCTAGGCGAGCAAGTAAGTCAGATGTGTGCTCAAACACGGGACGGATACCCCAGGACGTCGGCGAGCGTTGGACGAAGTATCCTCAGGCCAAGCCTGCGTCGCATCTTGTCTCTGTGGTTTTCGGGGATACCGCCCCAGATGCCCACCGGCTCCCATTCCAGGGAGTAGGCAAGACACTCCTCACGGATGGAGCAGGAGTTGCAAATCTGAATCGCTTTGACGGCACCATCGCGAGCCTCTTTGCGATTCTTGGCAGAGTCACGATTGCTAGCACAGGGAAACCACCATTCGGTTGGTTGTCCTTTGCAAGCCCCATTGATTGGGGGATTACTCATCCCATTTCCCCTTTCCCCAGAAGTCTGCTGATGTCCCCAGCGGACAAGAACACGTACGCCGCTTTTATTTCTAGCACACCACGATTCTCGGAAGCGACAATTTCAATGGCTTCTAGCGGGACTTTCATTTTCGATGCGAGCGAGGCACGCACTCGACTGAGTTGAATCTCTGATGATGCCGTGTTGTCATCTTCGTAAGATGCAATGACTGATGGAAGTGGCGGGTTGAGTTCACGCAACTCTTCTTCTCTCTCGCCAGCCTTGACGCACCACAGGCACGCAAGTCGTGTTGCTCGTGAAGCACGGGGCTTGTACTCGCTGTGTCCACATTCGAGAACGTGTTGATACCTGACGTTTCCCCAAGCACCGACGCGAAGAATCTCTTTTACTTCTCGCTTCGGTGCTTGTCGTCTTTCGTCCATGAGCCGACAATACTTCGCAGGCGCAAGAGAGTGGTGGATGCAACAAAAAACCCACCCCCGAAGGAGTGGGTCTTTGCGGAGAATTTGTTCCCGTTGTTGTTTGGTTCCCCTAATGTCGCGATATGTGGCGACACTTTTTGCGCCGAGCGTCCTCCCTGTGAGCGCTTATCGGCAATTCGTGTTCAGGAAATCTTCTCTCGCACCAAAGCGGCGAACGAGATGCCCCGTCCGTTGGCCTCATCCTGCAACTTCTCAATCAATGACTGAGGAAAAGTGAGGGTGACTCGGCGTGAGTTTTCCTGCGGATTGATGCGGGGGCGACCCCGACCTTGCTTGGTTTCCATCAGAAGGGCTCCTCTTCGTCGGTGATGTTCGGCACGGACTGACGCGATTGCGCCTGACGGGGCGACACAGCCTTCTTGGCCGGGGCTCCCCCTTCGGAGTTACCACGACGCTTGCGCTCGAAGGACTCGATTGAGCGGGTTAGTACACCAACATTGTCGGCGGTGATTTCCACAACAGACCGCTTCTGTCCGGTTTCCTTATCGTCCCACGAACGCTGTTCCAAGCGTCCGCTGACAATAACGCCAACACCTTTTTCCAGTACGCTGGCGGAGTCCTCTGCGAGGTAGCGCCACGCGGTCACGTTGATGAAGGAAACCTTCTCCTGCTTTTCGCCCTTGGCATCGGTGTAGTAGTGGTTGACCGCTACTCCGAAGTTGAGGCGAGCAGTTCCTTCGCCCGTGAATGTGAGTTTCGGGTCGTCGGTGACATTCCCGATAATTGTTGTTGCTGACTGGCTCATAACTCTCCTTGTCTTTTGGGGCACGCCCCAATCCGGTGAGGTGAACGTAGCACAGGTCACGGAGGGGTCGTCAACCATTCCGGCATCTTTTTTTCGTCCTTGCCAAGAGCGACCACATGCACTAATGTCTCCAATGAAACGAAAGGAAATTGCGATGGCACACGAAATGGAATTGCTAAAAATCCTCCGCCACATCTCGTCGGTCTACCAAGACATCAACGACTCTGGTGACCTCACGCCGAAAGAGATTGAAGAGAATGCAGAAATCGGCGACGATGTTGCCGACCTTCTTCTACAGTCTCTGTCTCTCGAGGTGGTTGAGGCAGATGGCGACTCCATCACGGTGCGCATCAAGCCTCTCGAGGACACCTGGCAATTTGTCTCCGCCTTTTACTCAGCACGAATTGTTTCGGATACTGAAATCTAAACTATTTCATTCGTCATTACAACATCCGTAATGAAATGGTAACATTGGGGGAGCGGGGTCGCTAGGCTTCCCCTCGGAGACATCGTCTCCATGCCGTATCCCTCGACACTGGAGAACCGATGAAACAACTCCTGCGCAAGGCTCTTCCCTTATTCCCGTTTGCTTTTACGCTGACCCTGATGGTCGGAATAGCCCACGGGGCTCCAGCGGAAGAGGTGAAACAGCAGGAGATTCCGGTGGTCAGTGTGCCGAAGACGGTGCCCGCTTCCACGACGAGCACGACGAGCACGACCACCACCACCCTCCCCGATGTTTCGGGGGTGGACTTTGTTGCTTTGGCTAGGGGTGCCTATGGGAAGTGTGGAGAATGGCACGATTTGGCCATTTCGGTTGGCTGGCCCGAGGAGGAGTGGAATTTCCTGCGGGAGGTCATCTGGCGCGAGTCCCGTTGCCAGCCGGATTCATGGAATGGAGCCGATGCAGGCCTCATGCAAGTCAATCAAGTCCATACAGAATGGCTGGGGACGATGGGGATGTCCCACCCCGAGGACATGTTCGACCCCGAGAAGAATCTCCTATTCGGTTTCCGTCTTTGGGAAACCTCAGGATGGCGCCCGTGGAGGTTCAGCGGGCCGATACCGGAATAACACAAAAGACTGGGGATAATTATGAACAAGATTGGACGAGGCTTCGTGGTTGGTATTGCCCTACTGGTGCTTACGGTCGGGACATCTCTCTGTGGAGTGGAGAAATCCAAAGCCACCTCAACCCAAACGACCACTGCCCTCATTGACCTTTCGGGGGTTGACTGGACAGGGCTGGCACGGCTCATGTACGGCAAGTGCGGTGAGTGGCATGACCTTGCAATTGCCGTAGGTTGGACCGAAGCCCAATGGCCCAAGTTGAGTTACGTCATTCATCGGGAAAGCCGGTGCAACATCGGCTCATTCAATAAGAGCGACCCCAATGGCGGAAGTCGCGGGCTGATGCAAATCAACGGCTATTGGTGCCGAAAAAATAAATACAACCCGAGTGGATGGCTTCAGGCCAAGGGAATCCTCAATAATTGTGAGGATTTATTCAACCCTGAGGTCAACTTACGTGCAGGGCTCGCCATGTGGAACTACAGCCAAGAGCGCAATAAGTGCGGCTGGCGCCCATGGGCCACCAGATGCTAGGGTCCCGCTAATGGAACACGACTTCTCGGTCACTGTCGGCGAGGTACGCCTCACCAACCTCACCCGCATCATTGACGTTGTTCTCGACCAATATGAAGAACGCATCGGACTAGACCTCAACGAACTTGATGTCGATGCTCGCCGTGATGCTGTTCGCTTCCTGTACGGGATTGGTTTCTTTGATATGCGGAACTCGGTCGAGACCTTCTGCTCCCGTGCCAATGTTACGAAGGTAACCGTGTACGCCCACCTGAAGCGTGCCATTTACTCAGACTGACTAGATAAATCAAATAGGTCACCCCTGATGTCGGTTTAGCAGGGTAAGATTTGCAGGTTATTTCTTTCGTCTTACTTTGATTCGGGGAGGCGCTATGTGCTTACTTTTCTACTTGGCTGGCGTTGCAACTGGCTACGTCGCTTGGCGAATGACTTCAGCCCCTAGATTGTGGGATATGGAAGAAGAGCGGAACTTCTGGCGCACCCAGTGGAACCTCGTCAAGAACGAGAATGACCTGCTAATGGGCCCAAATCGGGAAGATTGAGTAATTTGCTTGCGCCCCACAGGGGGGTTCATTAGTATGAGCCTATGCAAGAAACTCTCCGCCACCCCAATACCCTAAGCACCTCATGGATGTCTATGGCCATCTGCCGAGGTCGCACTGACATCTTTTTTGCCCCCTTGGCTGAGCGCCCACAGACACGAGTCCGCCGTGAAACCCTCGCCAAATCAATGTGCCGGGTTTGCCCTGTCTCCAATGAATGTCGTGAATACGGCAGGAACAACAGGGAATATGGAGTTTGGGGCGGCGAAGCAGAACTTGAGCGCCACGATGCCGGGTTCGAACTCTCATCCCCGGTCGGACTCCAAACACGCAACCGGAAAGAATCAGAAAAATCTGTCTGAGAGGTTGTCCTACCCCCAAGGGGGCGCTATTCTTCCATCAAGAGATTTATCCAGAAGGAGAACTGTAATGTCACATGGATTAGACAGCACCAAGGACGGGAAGATTCGGATGGCCTACGCCGACCACGAAGTCCCGTGGCACAGGCTCGGAACCCCGATGAAAGGCCTGCGTACGGCAGAGGAGATGCTCCGTGCTGCTGAAGCCGACTTCACTGTCGTTCTTACCCGAGTTGTTGCCCTAGACGAATACGGCAAGGTCATTATGACCGAGGATGTCAATGGTGTTGAGATTCCGTTGGAGATTGAGGACAGCCGTGCGACCGTTCGGGTCAATAACGATGGCACATTTGATGCCCTCTCCACGGTCGGGACTCGCTATGTGGTTCAGCAGAACTCTGATTGCCTTGGTCGTGCGTTGGACATTGTGGGCGCAAGTTCTGGTGATGCCGTTGTGGACACCTGTGGCGTACTAAACGGTGGTCGTGAGTTCTTCGCCTCCATTGACCTCGGACAACTCATCATTGACCCTCGTGGAGTGAATGACAAGATTGAGCGTTACTTGCTCGTTCGCAACGGACACGACGGCAAGACCCCCATCACCTATGCCAATACCTCCATTCGTGCAGTATGCAAGAACACCGTAAACGCTGGCATGAAGTCAGCCCTGCGAGTCTTTACTGCCCGTCACACCCGCAATCAGGACAATGCCATCGAACACGCACAGGAGGTACTGAACTTCTCAACTGCGTGGGCTGATGAGTTCCGCATTACTGCGGAGCGAATGCTGTCAATCCCTGTTCCCGAAAGTTCGGCCCGCTTTGACACCATCATCAATGCCGTATTCCCCAAGCGGAAGGATGAGACAGAGCGCCAACAGAAGAACCGAGAGGACATCGTCGCTTTGGTAAGAGGTTTGTACCCTTCGGAAAAGAATGGGGGCGGATACGGCTTCAACGGGTGGGCTGCCTACAACACAATCGCGGAATACCTTGACCACTACCGAGATGCCAAGGCTTCGGAGCGTGCTCAGTCGTCAATGGACCCCAACTCTTGGGTGACCAAGAAGAAGCAGGATGCACAAGTAGCGGTCCTTTCCCTTATCTGACGTAAAGTCGTGAGAGAATGGGTGCATGCACACGGCGTGCCCCCACAAAAGGACGTGCTATGGAACCTGATGATTTTGACGCAGAGATGTCCCGTAGCGAACTGATTGAGTTCCTCGGAGACTTCATGTCCCAGAATGCCAATCCAGATGTCATGTACCGTGACCATCTTTGCTCCCTCGTGGTGGCAAAGATTTTTACGGAGTTCGGACACGAGGGTCTGTGCGCCCTGATGATGGAGATTGACCGTAAAGCCAATTGGATTTCGGACATCATCTTTGAGCAAGCAGACTTCGATAATGCAATGTTCGCTATTCACGGGACTTACGATTCCCACATTGTCGACAAGGCACGCAACTCTGAGTCAATCATTGAGTTGAACAAGAAGATTTGGCGACTCAGAAAAAAGTACGCCCGGTCAATCGTCGCTGAAATAATTGAGGAAGAAGAGGATGACGAAACCCCAGAGGCCAGTGCATGAGTTCTCGCTGGTTGGAGAAAAATTCTTGGGTTCACAAGGTTCCTGATATTTCTCCCGAGGAGCGCTGGAAGAACATCAACGCCCATAAGTGGGTTGAGGTTGACCTCGCACAGAAGTTTGGGTGCGAGTCAATGGTCGGGACTGCCAACTACTGCTCCGAGTGTGGCATCCCATACATATCAAATCTTTCGGCATGGCCATGCGAAATCATGCAGACTGGATGGCGACCCGAGAAGGAAACGCTTCTTCAGGCACGAAACCGAGAGCGTAATCGTCGCCTACAATAAGCGGAGCCCCCGCCTCCTGGGGGTGAGGTACGGGGGCTCAACGCCTTCGGAATGCACACTACTTATTGTCTTGTAGTTCCAGCAACAGCAAAACGCTACAATTCACAAACTTTATTGCAACCCGTAGTCGCTCCCTTGCGTAATGCTCTATTCATTGCCGTAGTCTTGCGGCATGACCAACAGAGACACCTACGACATTGAGGAATACAGTAGAGAGCAGGGGAAGTCGGGCACAAACATCCAAATCTCTACGGTCGTACGTGCCCTTATGGAGTCGGAGCCGTGCCTTTTCTTCAACAAAGAAGAGAACCTCATGGCCAATCGTCTTGCCGAAACCCGTGGTGTCGGTGGGCAGGTGGATGTCAATGACCAAGAAGGCAACCGCTATCCGTTTCGCGGGGCACACCCTTTCTAAAGGCTAAGGCAATCCAATAACCTCAAGGGTTTACGGTGGCGGAAAGCACTCAGTCCAGATTGATTAATCTGAGTACGAGGTTCGCAACGGAATCATTGTCGTCAAAGACGATTTCTCCTTCTGTCGCCTTGCCAACAACAGCACGCTTCCGTTCAACTAGAGAATAAATTTCTTCGTCAATCGTCCCTGAGGCAAGCATGTAGGTGGAAGTTACTGAACCCTTCTGCCCAATGCGGTGACAACGACTGTAGGTCTGGTCAACATCGGCTGGAGTCCATGGCAACTCCACGAATAGGACATCCTGGGCGGCCGTCAACGTATGTCCCGTCTTCGCGGCCTGAATGGACAACACAATGACTGGAGCCGCCCCTACGGGGAGAGTCTGGAATTTATGCTTGGCTTCCTCTACTGCCTCTACATCCATGCCGCCCTGAATCTTTAGCCCGCCATACCTGCTCGCAAGCATGTCCACGATGTCTCTGTGATGAGCCGCGATAACAACCTTCTTGCCATCGGCAATACGCGCATCCACCCACTCCTCAACGATGGGCATCTTGGCGCGTGCAGCAATCTTGCGTAATACGCTCATACGAACAAGATGCTCATTGGCTTCCGCCTTAAGGCGAGCCATTACCCCAGCCGCACCGACAGGCAAGCCAAGTTCTTCGGCAATTTGCTTTGCCCTCTCAACAAGGTAGGCAACGATGTCTGATTCAGCCTTTTTGTACTCCTTCATTACTGCCGGAGCCCCGTCGACGACGACCTCATCGTGGATAACTGGCGGTAATTCAGACATCACTTGGTCTTTCGTACGACGAATGTAGCAAGTAGCACGCAACTTATCGTTGAGTTCCTCAAGGTTTGAGTGACCCTCAAGATGCCATTGCCCCCACTTATCTTGGAAGGCATTGCAGTAGCGACGATAAAAGCCCCACAACCCACCGAACTTGTCCAACTGACCCATGATGTCCAACTGCGGTGCATACTCCGCGGGTCGGTTGGTAACGGGTGTTCCCGTCAGGCAGAGCACAACGGCGTCCTTATTGGACTTGGTCATCTTCTTGGCTGACTTGGTTCGCTGGGCATCACGGGACTTGCAATAGTGCGACTCGTCAAAAACGTAGGCGTTGTGATTGCAGAGTTGCTTCTCCCATGCCGTGATGTTGGAGTAGCCAACGACAAGCACGTCGTATGTGCCAAACATCGGAATCTCTTTACGGTTGGTAACCGTCTCAACGATGAGGTCGGGGAAGAACTTGTTGTATTCCTTCTTCCAGTTCAGGACAAGGCTTGGTGGGCATACGACGACAGCCGGATAAACGGGACTTGTGTCGTCGTCGCCATACTGTGAGTGGATGTACTCAAGTGTCGCCATTGCCTGAATGGTCTTACCCAACCCCATTTCGTCTGCGATAAACGAGCGACGAGTATGAGATGCGTAAGAAACCCCAGCCCGTTGGTAGGGGAGCAACTCCCCGTGGAGGCGAGGTATGGAGATGTCGGCATCAACAGAGCGACTTGCCTCACGAATCTCAGTCAATGACGCAGAGATACGGTCAGCCTCGGCACGAACATGGTCGGGTATTGGCTGTCTGAATGTGGTTGCCCACTTGATGACGCTCTCAATCGACGTCAGCGGGGCTTTCCATGCCTTCGTCTTGGCATCCCAAGTAACGCTGGGTATCTGTTTGACGGAGCGAACCATAACTGGGTCATACCTAAATGACATCATGAGGTACTTGCCCTCAATAGAAACGCCGTCACCAGGGTTGACGTGTGTGGGCAGGTCAAAGGCAAGGACTTCGTTGGAGATGTCAAAGTTCCATTTCAGCGCAAGGTCACGAACCTGCTTCAGGCTGGAAACCGGCAGACGCCATACCCTGCTGACTTTGTCCCACTTAGCCCCGGGCAACGCCTTGACCTGACTGACTTGGTCTGGGTCGTAGGGGAAATCAAAAATCAATACATCATCAGCCAAGTAGAGGATGGATTGCTGAGGCGTGCCTGACGGCTGGGGTGATGAGTTCTTCATGTATCAGCCTATTGAGCCTTTGTTTGCCCCAGCCATTTGGCTCAGTCCATACCGCCGTGTGTACCCCATGCTCCAAGAGTAGTGCTTGGCATCTAGGGCAAGGGCGGGCAGCCCCGATTTTGCCACTCCTTGTGAGGCGAGCGACGTAAATGGTTGAACCCTCGGGGTCGCTGACTCGGCGCAGAGCAACTTCTTCTGCGTGATACGAGACATGACCGTATTCGACCTGTGCTGGGTCATTGCGATACCTATTGACGCCAGAGGCAAGCACATTCCCGCTTCGGACGAGAACCGCACCAACACGCCATTGCTTGTGGGTTGCCCCATCGCAGATGTCAACGGCTGACGTAAGCCAACGCAACTCTGCTCGTGACAATTCCATAAAGCAGAGAGTAGGGCGGGACTTATGGCAACGTCAAGCATTCGCTCCCTCAATGGCGAGCAAGGCAGAGATTGCGGTAATCGCTTCCTTGCTCATTGCGTACGACAGTCTCCAGTCGGGGGCATCTCGGTAGGAGGTCGTATCTAATGGCCAGTAAAGCAGTACACCTTTTTCCAGAGGAATCGTCAATTCCTTGTTGTTGGTGAAGTCTCGGAAAGCACCCTGAGACTTGTGAATCCTCACAGCATTGCCCGTGATGATGTCATGCTCTGGGCGGTCAAACTGATAGTTGGTTAGGTCTACCAGGGTGTCGTTGGAGGTGACGACAATAAGGTGCCCACCAAATCCTCGCTCGCCAATTTGTCCGTCGTTAGCCCCGACACAGTATTCGCCATCAAGAAAGGTCATACCGTCATCGTCTTGAGCAAGGTTGTTGATGCGTTCGTAGCGTTGCAGGTTCATGGCATTGGACTTGACCGCAACAAGGCGATGGGGAATCTTGAAGTGAGTCAAAACGTCCGTAGCAACACGGGCGGTGAGGATGCAGGCGGCATAGTCGTACCTCTCCTTGTGTCCGTCCCACCACGCGGCGAGTCCCGCAAGAACCGTCTTCTCACGACGGGCGTTCTCAGCCCGCATCTTCTTGGCTTTTTTGCCGTTCACTTCTTGTTCTTCTGAATGAGGCGAGTGACTCCATAGACGATGCCAAACCAAATGGCCCCGTTTATGACTCCATCAATCAGGAGTCCACCATTGGCGAGAGGGGCAATAAAACCGATGCCAGCACCGATACAGCCTGCCTTCTTGGCGAATTGCTTTTGCCCCATCTCCCCTTTGGGTGGGTTGGATGGGAAGTTGGGGGGCGGGAAGTTGCTCATACATCTCCTGTCGGTAGTTGTTCGGTAAGGATTTCGTTATCGGTCTCACTCTGGCGTGGGAGATAGGCATCAAAGTTGATACCAAGCAAGTCAGAGTAAGAGCGAAGTAGGTTAATGTGCTTGGGGTCAGCGTCAATCACGTTGTCGGGAACGTCAACCCACGCCGAGCCATCCCAGACACACATTCGTCGGACACGCTTTGTGAATCTCCAGTTCTCAAAGTACATGTACCGTCCCGGTTCTCTTAGTTGGAAAACAATCTTGCGGACGAATGGGTGCCATCCAAAGTGAAAGGCAACTTCCTTACGAGAAAAGGTCATCAGACTCCCCACTTTTCCCCGTTGACGTCTTTGGTCATCTTTATGACGGTGGTCATGCTGAGACCACACTCACGAGCGATAACCTCTAGCGACTTGCGGTCGGATGCGTTCAGCATCTCACGAGCCTTTCGTCGCTCCTCCCACTTGGGGTTGCCCGGAGGGAGCCGTCGTAGCCCCGCTTCTTTGCGAATCTTGTCAATGGTGCTGACAGAGCATCCATACAAGGAGGCAATCTGCTTGCACGTCATACGAGGAGAACCCGACTTGAGAAGTGACTCAACTTGTAGGCGCTCTTCGGGACTGAGGGCACGGCGACGCCGAACACCCAACTCATTCATCCGCTTCTTCACCCAAGCAATAGGAATGTCGTGAATCTTGGCAATCATGGTGACGCTGTAATTGCCCGCCTTGATGTCGGCATCAACTGCGGTGTAGTCGTAAGTTAGGCGAGGGCTTGGGCGACGATTATTGATGGGTGAGCGTGGGATGCCAAGGAAGTCCCGTTGCCGAGCGACGTGGGCAAACGAGATTCTTGACTGACGAGAAACCTCCAAGTCAGTCATGGAGGGATTGTTGGTCAGCAACTCACGAGCCTTAAGCGTGGCATCAGAAGGTTGCTGCTTCCCCCTGCGTACTGATGGGATGCCCAACATCCTGCGGTACTTGGCGACCGTAGCCCCGCTGACACCGAAGTGTTCGGCGATGCTGGTGTCGGTGTGGGTCGGATTCTCTCGCAGGTGTTTGATAATGTCAAACATCCGCATACGGGTCAGGGTCATCGGCTTCAAGCCAAGACCATCCCTGATGTGGGCAACAACAACCCATTGGACTCCGTGGAGTTTCGCAATCTCGGAATCATGGCGATACTCGTCCCGCTGGATGTCCTCCCTGATTGCCGAAATTGTCTCGTCTGACATCTGCTTGATGAGACGCTTAGCCAACGGCTTATTCACGTTTTTCCTCTTTCTCCCCCATCGGGGTGGCTCAATCTCACCCGACTCTACCTTGCTCATTGAGTAATGACAACCCGTGGCTACCTTTCGCTCACGAGACCGTCGTGGTCTGAGTCGGGGTCGGACAGATAGTCCCGTGCCCGCTCGCCCGCCTTGACCACAAGGTA